TCAAACCCTATATTCAACATACCTTCTTAAGCATTTTTGGCACATTTTCTTACTTGGCTCAAGAACATTGCCATCTTCATCTATACACAATTGATCAAATGTTTGATCTTTATCTTGAATTTCTAAGCAAATATCCAATGATAAAATCAAATCTAATTTGTCTTTATCTACTTTCACAGTCATTTCAAACCTTAATAGCCAAATGTGCTAAAGATACACCGCCAGTTTTGCCAAAAACTGAAACTAAATGGCTTCCAGATGGGGTTTCCCATGCTACAGATCTAGTTTCTGTTACTCCTGGCTCAAAGCTATCATCTGGAGTAAAATCTTCATTGAGAACAGGATAATAATATACTTCTTGTCCAGGCTTGTAAAGCTCATTCCACAATTTAGCTGTTAATTTCATAACGCTCTTACCAATTCCCTTTCATTTTCTATGGCTATCATCCAATCTCTTACTTGCTCAAAAGCCTTAGCTGCAGCTTTAGGTGGATTGCCATATTTTAGCATTTGCCTAATTTCTTCTTCAAGATCTCTCCAAGCTAAAGCATAATCTATGGATTTAGTGGCTATTTGGAAAGAATTCTCACCTTCTGGAGAATCTAGATCAAATACTAGAATTCCTTGCCTAAACATTATTCCTCAATCTTCCTGGTTGAAAACCTAGTAACTATGTATGCTATAGCCATAAAGCCATTTCCGCAAGCTTCACACTCTAGATAAGCTTTAGAGCCGTCAGCTTGTAGATCTGGCTCATTGTACCAATCTACATAAGAAGCGCCACAGTAAGGGCACCTCGGCTCTTCAGTGTATGATTCTAGGCTAAGCTTCTGATCCGGATTTATCATCTGGTAAATTCCAATCATATGTTATACTGTAAAGTGGATATGGATTCCTTAGCTTTATTGGTCCTGGATAATATCGGCGTCCACGAATCTTATATTCTTGCGGATACATCGATTTTGACATTTTTTCTATTGTTGCCTTTTTAGCTAAATCTACAATTTCCTGTATCCATTCATCATCAATTTTTGGTTGTGGCGAGGAAGATTTGGTTACATAGGTTCCAGCCATTATCCTATTCAATTCTGACTTTTCCTCTTTTTCCAAATTCTCATGAATTTCTTGCTCTACATCGGCTACAAGCTGCTCATGATCTGAAGATGCCCATTCCTTATCAACAATTAGCTTAATCTCGTGTCTAAGAGCCTCTTTTGACAAATACTTAATTTCATCGCTATGAGAAACAAGCATTTCATTCGCTATTATCATTGCCACTTTCATCAGCTTCATCCTTTCTAATGTTATTATTGAGCAATTCAACTATAGATTCAAGTAAATTAATTGTGCGATCTTCATTTTCTTCTTCTGCTTCTTCCTCATTTTCCATTTCTTCTTCTGCTTCTCTTGCTCTTCTAAATTCCTCAATTCCATATTCTCGATTCATATGCTCACTACAAAATAGATCTTCTCGCATATTGGCTATTTCTGATTTGCTACCCGGATCTCCATAGCAACAATCCGCATACCAGAAATATTTCTTCTTGCCAGCTACTTGCTCTACTTGCTTATGCTTACGATCTAGATCCCACCAATAGCAATTGCTACATGCTTCTCCAGATGGACCGGGCATTTTACTTCTTGCCCCTAATGAATGGTTGCTTTATATGCAATAGCGATTTGCCATTAACAATTGCTATGTTGGAAGAACTAAACCATTTAGATTTTTTGTCTTCAAATTGCAAATTGTAGCCATGAGTATGATCTGTTGGCTTCTCGTGATTGTAATATTGTTGCAATATACATAAACAGCCAGGACATGAAGCCTTTAAAGCTGAATCTCTAGCAGTTCTAATCGTGTGTGATTGCGCTCTATGGTTATGTCCATGTACAACATTCATAGCCAAATCTGTAAGGTGCTTATGGCTAACGTACTTTCCACTTGCATAACCATGTAAAAAGCCACATTTACCAAGGACAATAATACCTGGCTTATGCAATCCCATATGACACTTGTTATTCTCAAAATACTCTATACCTCTTTTATCAAGATGAAGTGCATTTCTAACACCAAAAGCATTAACTGCTAATTCTGCTAGATACTTCTCATCAAAAGTAGCCACAGCCCATTTGTCAACTCTATATTCGTGGTTTCCCTGAAGATAGTAGATCTTAGCATTTGGCGCTACATTCTGAAGGCAATCAAGAAAATCGTTACCAGCTGCTATATCGTTCTCAAAATTGTAGCTATACTCACTAACATGAACCCTATGCCATCTGCTAAAAGTGCCAGAGCAATTGATCATATCGCCCAATAGCACTATCTCATCTGGATTAAGCAATTCAACATCTGATAGAAAGCTATTTCTTGCTTCAATATCCTGATCCACCCCATGTAGATCGCCAACAGCTATCCTTGTAAGAAACTTGGTTATGTTTTTGCGCTTCTTGGATACACCAATTGGCTTATAAGAAGAAGACCATAGCTGTCCAGATTTCTCTAATGCTTTTTCAAGACTTCTAATTAGCTTTTTAGCTTTCGATAAATCTGATTTTGTTCTCTTTAGCTCGTATCCGTATTGCTCATCAAATAGCGAATCAATTATTGCTTGGTTCTTTTTATTCATGAGCCCAGCTTCTTCTCCCCAATTGCTGTACTATCTTCTCCACTTGTGGTCTTGTTATGTTGTATTTTAGCTCCTTCCTAACGAATTCAACCGTTCTTTTCATAGATACCCTTCTATGTGAACCAGCTGTAAATTCGTCATTGCGCCTTATAATTTCAGATATGGCATCAACAATTTCTTGAGGAATTACTTCTTCTGGTTTTACTCTTTCCTCAAACAATAGATCAATTGCGTTTTTGCCCATTTCTACTCCTTACTGCATAAAGCTCAAAATGGATATTCGTTTATGCTTGCCATTTTTTCAAAAAAGTCTTTTAGTTCTAAAATTATTTGATCTACAAATTTCTCTCTGTTTTCTGCACTCCAATCTTCTATATATTTGACAACATATTCTCTTAGTTCTTCATCAGACAATTCTATCACATCTTCTCTATGCCCAATGGCAATTTCGAGACTTACCTTAACTGCTGCTCTATTTCCCGTTACTGACATCTTTTTCCTCAAATAGGTTTACAGAATTAAGAAAGATAGATACAAGCTGTGGTGTCATATTGAAACGACCAGAATTTATTATAATACTTTTGATAAGATCTCCATCATCATGTCTTAGAGTAGCTGCTTTCCAATCGCAAAACATCTCTATAAGATCTACCAAATTCATGCCATCAATACCATTAGTAAAATGCTCTGGATGGTGTCTATTATGCTTATAATGATGAATAAGCGTGCTTTCTAGCTTCTTAAGCAATTGCTTATATTCATCGCTACCATAGGTTGTTGAAGCTAAACAGCTAGTGAAATTTGCAAATCCTTCACTTTCAGGATATTCCAATTTGGTTCTATCATGATAGATAGAACGATCATAAAGTTTTTTAGCAAATAGTGATAAAAATTCCCCAACTTTACAAATATGCTTAACCGTTTCTCTTATCGCTACAGTTTCTTTACTTGCCATCTTCATACCCCTTGAGATCTCTCTCGACAATTGTCTCTATCTCTTTTATAGCCGAAGTTGACAATTTATCAAGGCTATCTGCTATTTTGAATATGAAGAATAATTCATCTTCTGTTTTTCTTTTTATCTTTATCCATCCCAACTCTCTTATGGCTGCCCTTATAAGCTTTTCAGAATCAGCGTGTAGCATTTCAGCACATTTCTTTACATCGTCGATACGAACTAACGTTCTATTACCATTTTCTATATCACAGATATCTATCACTGTCCGGTCAAGTAAGATAGCTACATCCTTAAGCTTCTTACCTGAAGCAATTCTTGCTTCTCTAAGTAAATGTCCAAAGGATTTCATTTCAGCTACCAATTTACACCCATACTGTATTTCAATTCTTTCGTTCAGGAATAGGCTTTTTGAGCCAAGGAACGGAGCGTGGTTTGTGGACGTGTTCTACTATACCTACGCGCTTCGGATTCCGTAGACACCACGAATTGTCTATTTCTAGAGATCTATATGGCATCCAGGCATATAGCGGACAGGTTACAATCTCACAATCCACCATCCCATTAGCATAATAGCCCATACACTCATGACACTTTGCTTTTATTGCATTACCTGGAGTAGCTTTCTTCATTTTTTCTCCAAAAAAATACAAATATGCTGTAAAATTTCAACAGTAACGGATTCAACATTCTGGCTACCATCAATATGAACGATCCTCTCAGCAGGAAAATACTGTTCAATATTGGCATAGAATTTGCTTAGCTTCTTCTGAAAAACCAAATTCTCGTATACATCCTTTGGTTTTTTTCTACCCATCATTCTTTGAGCAGCTACTTCTGGATCAATATCAAGAACAAATGTGATATCTGGCACTATCGAAAAATACCCAACCTCCTTTATCCATGGTATCCAATCATATGATTCAGGAAAATTTATAGATAATGACTGATAAGCTAAAGTTGAATGATAATAGCGATCGCAAATAACATGATAGCCACCAATCAAATTTGGCTCTATTTCTGTTTCAAGGTGAACTAGTCGATCTGCAGAAAACAATAGCGTCATTGCCATCCAAGATGGTTTTTCAGTTCCATCGCCTCTAATGATTTCTCTGATCATCCTTCCAATTCTACCATCCGTAGGCTCAAATGTCTGAAACACCTTATGATTATCTAATCGCAATTGTTTAGTAACCAATTGAGCTTGGGTTGAAGTTCCAGCTCCATCTATACCTTCTAATACTATAAATAATCCTCTTTTCATTTTTACTCCAGCCATGATTCAAAATTATTAATCTGATCAACCGTTGGATGCTTTTTGCCATCAAAACAAATGCAACGATCATCAATAGATACAAAGGCTACAGGCTTAGTAAACGGAAATTCGATCTTCTCAAGCTCTTTCTCTGTCATGCCATTAGCTAATAGCCATTGCCTCATAGCTATATGCCCATCCTTGTATTTAGATCTATAGCTATAGATCTTTACTGTTAAATTCTTACTAGCCACTAGCTCTTTTAGCCAATCGATAGCTCCAGCTACAGCAGGACCAGTTACTTTGTTATGGCCTTGCCATTCATTCTTCGTATAATCATGTAATACTCCATCGAAATCAACACACACAACCTTAATACAATCATCTTTCCAATTATAATTACCAACCACACTAACCTCCTAGCTTATTCAAAAAATATGAAGATATAAAAAACAAAATTATCATTCCAACTATCAGCTTTATCATGAAGATAGCAAAATTCAACATGATACCGGGTATCAAAAAACAGAGGGCTAAAAATGTTAGTATAGCCATTATAGCTGTAGCCTTAGCTGTTAAGTTATTTCCGTAGATCTGCATTTTTCCAATTCTCCCAACATTCATCGCACACTATAGAAGATATCGGTCCCGTGCAACTTGGATCATGATATTCAATTGGTGGACAAATCTCATACTCTTTAGCCTCATCGCATACCCATTTTAGCTTATCCATCATAATTTGCAAATTGCCAATTAGCCACCATGCTTCATAAGCGCTTAACCGCTGTGGCTCAGGAAAGTCATGAATAGCCTGTGTCTTAAGCTTATGAATGATTTTCTCTAGCGTATTGCTAAAAGTTGGGGACGATTTTTCCATTATTGCTCCTATATCCAGATACTATTTCTCTAATAAGAATCTCATCTCTGCAAACTATAGATTCAACTTCTTCTTCTGTAATACTGCAATCTTCACAAGTATGTTGCCCCGTTATAACCACGCCACCATAACTTGCTATATAGCTAATACTTATAGGAATTTTTCGCTTATGCTTATTGCTATATAGCTCAATTGTTTTTCTCATTTCAATACCTTTCATCACTCATGGTTCATTAGCCAATACATTAGATAGAATCCTGCAGATACAGTAAGGACAAAGGCTAAATAAGCCCAAAACAAATAGCTAAACATTTTCTCTCCAATCAATATGATACTCCACCAGATTTCTCTGAAGTTGGTTTCTCTATAGGCTCATCTGTAAAATTGCTACAGCTATTATTTTTATCAAATGCCACTATTCTTATTCCTCTAAGGCCACATTTCTGATTTGTGCATTTTTCGCAAAGTGTTTTCTTGTAGTATACATCATCGTACATCATTTAGCAAATCTACCATTGTCAAAAAGATAGACGGGTTTCTCTAGCTTTTGCATTTCTTCTATCATATTCTTAGTTCCCTTACTTTTGCCGTCCCAAATTGCTATTAGCACATCAGCATATTCAGCCATTTGCTGATTCCTGATTCGTCCAGCTCTATTGCCAAATAACAGCCAATCTTCATTGGTAAGATAGAATGGCTTGATCGGCACTCCATAGCTTTTAGCCCATTTCTCACCTAGCTTATCAACGCCGATAGCTCCACCGCTAACAACTTCGGTGATATCTACCCTATAGTATTTTATAGCCCTGCCTATCAGCTTCTTTACAAGAAGATAATCATTTATAGTTCTAGATCCGGCTATTATTGTTTTCATTTGCCCTCTGTAAAATGCTCAATTACTTTATCTAGCCTTTTAGTAAATTCTTCAACAGCTTTATCAGCATTTTTAGCCGTAACAAGTTTGGCTCCTTCTTGTATCATGTAAGCCTTAACTATATCGTCTCTTGTTAGGACTAGAGAACACAATACAGACATAAAAACTGCTACAATTACACAATTCTTAACTAAATTAGCGAGTTTTCTTACATTTGTTCTAAATTCTTCATTTACATCTTTATCGAAAGATATGCAAAATAGTATTACAGCAACAATGCCAAATATAATTGCTGAAGTAATAGCTGAGACAAACAGGTCACTTATGTTGTCAATTATTGATAACAGATATAATTCTAAATTCATAGCAAATCCTTTCGGAGCCCCGTATCGTGGGGCTGACGGTGATGAAAAAGCAGTTCGACCAATATATTGTGTTATGTCTAGTGAATATTTAGGCTATCGCTCCTTGCATATGGTAATGAAAAAAAACATAGATCTGAATCATCACGTTCAGTTCAGCTAACACATTGCACCATTGCACCATGCTAGATGAAATTTATGGCAAATAACCTTTCTCAAAATCATGAAGTAAATACTCTATATCTTCAACAATATAATTTGGAAATTTCCATTCTTCAATTTTCTTCTTAGTTAATAGCTCTTCTAGTTGTGGGATAATTAGTAGATCTCTAGCTTGCTCACTAGTTAGCGATCTCTTCAAGATGGTTTCTTCATCGAAATTATCGAAAAAGCTTTTGATTCCATTTTCTTTATCGCCACCAACTGACACAAAATCCTGGCCGTAGATATGCAATGAACCAGAATAATCAGCGTAACTGCCAACACGCCTCTTCTTGCTATCGATGTTGTAAAGCCATTGTGCAATTTTCTTTTGCAAAAAAGTCATAGCTATTACGTTATCACACCATGCTTTATATAAATCTCTAGATCTCCAGAATGAATTCATATTGAGATACTGCTGATTTCCATCTTCAAGACACCTAAGCTGAATTTCCCGTAAGCATGGTATATCTTCTTTAAGATAGCAATCCACATTAGGCATAGCAGTTGTAGCTACAGCTCTTCTAGAATGTGGCGTTTCAGAAATTCTCTGCATTGCCATAAACATTTGGTTAACACCCGTATTGTTTTTCGGATAGCTAAATAGCCTTTGGTGATAAGTATAGGGCCATTCTCTAGCTGTTAGATCCTTATCCATTAGCCTTTCTACGGGAACTACAAAATGATCCTTAATTCCTAGCATTTCAGCTATGTAAACACCAATCTCGCAAAATGAAACAGGTGGGAATCTAGGCTCATTAAGTGGATCTGTTATCTCTATTAGTACCCTGGCATCCCTACTTGGAGGATCAATATAATTACCATCAGAATCTTTACGATCATACTCTGTTCTTATCTCTACGCCATTTTCCCAAACGGCTTTCATAGCTCTATAATAAGCTAATGGTATACAATCTGCAACCACATGTAATGTTGGGATTCTAGTATTATTTTTCATCTTTCTTCCTTTTAGCTGGAACTGTTGAAATTGAACATCTATGGATTCTTACTTCTGGCAAATTAGCTTTAGCTGGTGGCACCATGCAAGGAGTTATTATATCCTCTACTTCGTAAGCTTCATAAACATAATTTGGCAATATCCTTGGAGCATGACATAGTATTTCCCAGATATCCAATTCCTTCATGACATATACTAGCATATACTACACTGGATCTTCAAGCTGTTTTTGCAACAATTTTTCACTTTCTTTTCTTCTCTTAGCTGGCTGCATACCTTTATGCAAATAGCAATACTTTCTATTAGATCCAGAAACAAGTGTTTCATTACAGCCATCAACACCACATTTAATAGTTTTAGCTTTTTGTTCTAATCGTTTCTTCTTTCTTCTGCAATCTTTACAAGTCGGAAATCTAGCTTTACTTTTCTCTATCCAAGTATTACAAACTATACAAACATGCATCTCCTTATCTTCTATCATTTCACATTCCTATAGATTTTTCTGCCCTTATATGATTTCCGCTTCTTTCTTCCTGGCATTGACCAATCTAGCATTAGCTTACCGCTACCAGCTCTTCTTTTTATATTGGCTGGAATTTTATAGCCAGATTGCATTTTCTTCTTAAAAGCGTATCTATCTTTAGCATTCAGCGATACCCAATAGCGCTTTAGCCATTTGTAAACAGCTTTCATAGAATGATCTGGTATGAACTTATCTACGTACTTCTTAATCACTTTTGCATTTGTTGTGTTCATACTTCCCTCAATACATCTCTAATATCTCTACCATCAATCTCATAGCCCACAGCATCCCAGCCATCAGCAACTTCTCTTGCAAATAGCTCTAGCTTATCCTGAGAAGGAAACATATTAGTAATTCTATCTCTAATTTCTACTGGCTTAGCTGAATGCTCTCCCCTCAATTCTGAATAGAACTGTCTCTCATTTCTAGAACCACGTGGCGTAGGAATCTTTCCGCGTTTTGCTACATAGCAGGTTTCGATCTGTGATAGCGTATAATATCCAGGATTCGTTCTCTGCTTATCCCACTGGAAAGCATCACGCTTATACTCAAAGCCCCAAGCTTTTATCACATCTAGCCCATCTAACAATATAGGACCAGGTATCCAGATAAACAGCAAAGCATTCTCCTTGCTAATTTGCTGTATTGGCAAATCAGCTATTTCTTTTTTGGTCATTGTTAGATAATGCTTAATTGCTCCACCAGTATCTACACCTACATCTCCAGCAAATCCAAATTGCTTTCTCCCTCGGTAAAACCAAGGAGGATCTGCGTAGATAATATCATATTTTTTCAAATCCATCCGTTTGTCCTAGCTAACCAAGAAGTAACTATCAAAGTACCAGTATGCCCAATTCCAAAAACTTCAGAATCATCATCAATTTGCGACACTGGAATCCAAATTGGCTCATCAAAAATATCTGCTTCTACAAGAATTGCTTTCTGTGTTTCTTGCAACACTTCACAATTCTCTATCTCAAATGTTTTATCGTAATCGTCTGACATATACTACTCACTGGGCCAAATTTGTTTACCATCGAAATCCTTAAGGTGTACACCAAATTCATTAAATATGTCAACTATTTTAGGATTATTCAAGCTAGCTAAAGAAGCTATAACAGCTAACATAGCTGGACTTGTACCAGGTTGCCAAGATATTACGTGTTCCTTACCATCGATTTCTATATTTGCAGTACTTACCGGTATCTTTTTATAATGCTGTTTTCTCATTTTTACCTCTAAAAATTCTTCTGAAAAATCGCTTTACAGATCTCCAAAATGTATCTTCAGTATAAACCATATTACTGGGATTCTCACACTCTTCAGCTGCCACAACCCACTGTCCATCTTTCTCAATAGCTATAAGCAAATAGAAGGGAATCTGATCTCCATCTTTTACAACCTTAAAGCATTTAGATATAGCTAAATATTCTATTGTTCTTTTGCAATAATCTCTTTTCACATCTAGCACTATGCAATTACCAAAATACCTGTAAAGAGCTTCTTCATGCTCATTGATCATGTCCATTGTAAGCATGAATCTACCAAGCCTTTTAACCATTGGTTTCTTCTTTCTTGAATTCTTTTTTCAGCAATTCGCTATAATACTTAACAGCTTCTTCTTCAGATTGATTGTATCTACCGCAAGGAACATTCTCTGCTATTTCATCCAATTCAGCTTCAACTAAAGCATTAACTAGAGCTACCTTGGGAGCTTTATGTGGCGATCTATAATCATGAAATTCAAACTTCATAATTCTGACAACTAAATCGTATACATCATCAAGCTTTCTAACCCTCATGATATCTTGCAATAAGTTGTCTGTGCCCTCATCAAAACCAGATTTTAAAGTATCTTCAGCTTTCATCTACTTCTCTTTCTGTTTATTTTTTTAAGCAACCATTCTCTATCCATTTTCCCATCTTTATAACCCTTAGCATACATAAAGTCGGCTAAAACAAAACCGCTTATTTGCAAAAAAAGAAGAAATAAACAAATCGCTTTAACGCTAATACACATCTTCAAACCTCATACGGTACTAAGCTATGGGAAACATCTGTATAGCTTAATTTTTTAGGCTTGTAAAAGCATTCTATCACTTCAATTATTTTAGTTATTTCAAAATCCCTACATGAAAACATATTGATGATCGCATACCCTCTATGCGGCCATGTATCTATAGCTGCATGAGACGTAGATAAAACAGCTATACCAGAAATACCTTCTGGTTCATCTTTATCAGGAGCAACCAGTCTAGCCTCCAATTCTTTTCTTATATTGTATACATGCAACCCAAGAATTCGCATACCAGCTGCTCCCACAGACTCTTTAAGAAAATTAGAAGCTATAACTTCATCCTTGAGCAATTCAAACTTCACACCATAAATCTGAATTATGACATGCTTACCGTATTCCATTAGCTTATTAATTCCTTAAAATCAATTATCTTCAATCCACGGTGCAGTTTTTGCTGATATAGATAAGTCTGATCAAATTGGATAATGCCATCAGCCACAGCGTAGAAGCCCCTGTACTCTTTCCATCCAGAAAGCCTTTCTCTTTCAACTTGTAAATCTATTCCCTGCAAAAATCTAATTCCTGCTTCTCTATAGGATTGAAGCAATTGGTTATTTTCATTGCCACCTGGCAAATATACTATCTCTTCAGGAACAAAGCAACCGAAGATCTCACCAACTGGAATTCTGCCTTTGCCACCACAAGTTCTACATGGGCTAATAGCTCCTATCTTATGTTCTTCTTTCCAGAATTTGTGCCAGCTTTGCCTTCTAAGCTTTATGTATTTGCAATAATCCCATCTCACCCCATCTACAACAGCCCAACCACCAGTAGCTTTCTCGACCGTTCCTAGCCCCTTGCATTTGGCACATACTTCATACCGTCCTTTACAAAAAGAGCACTCCTGAGCCACGCTACAGGCAAAGCAATGGCTAAAATGTCCGTTATTATGAACTAAATAGATACAGCTATCTTCCTTAGCTAATTTTGCAGCCATTCTAAAATTGATAATTCGCTTTGAAACCCCCATCTCCTTAGCTTCAGCTATAAAGCTACCTATTGTTGGATAATGAAAAGTTGAAACCCATTGCAAATACTCTTTCATCTATTTACATTCCTTATGCTAGCTATGTCTGCTACTTCTACAGATCCACATATCTTTTCACCATAGTAGACTATAGCCGGTAGATCTTCGATCCAGCCAACATCATCCATCCTGATCTTTACTTCTTGAGATTTCACGCCAGTAATTTTGTCTATTACCCTATCGCCATTGGTTTTTCTAATTTCGCACACTTCCCCTATGAAGTGCTCTAGTGTATCAAGTAGCATGTTATTCCTCTATTAATTTCACCAAATCTTCCAATGAAACAAACCTATCAACACAAAGTGGCTTATTTTGCAATTTGTAGCCATTAGAAATATAATATGGGTTATTATGATCAGAGTATTTGTCCCAACACAGATAGAATTTACCACATTCTATTTTGCTATAATCAGAATCATGACAATTCCACTTTAGCTTTCTTGCTATTTGTTGATTCTTTAAATTCCACTCTTCTGGGACTCCATAAAGCTCATCTTCAATTTTGTCTATTACTTCTTGACGATCTTCTTCACAGTCAAATGCGCCATCTTTACTCATTTACTCATTCCTCTCTATATAGCTAGCATCCTGGCTTATTTCCATAACCTTCCTTATATCAGATATTACCAATTGTTCAAGCTCTGGCTTTCGGTTTCTTAGCAAGAATGCTGGATGGAAAGTTGGAATAGCATGATACTGCTGTAGCTTATTCTTCCATTTAAATTCAACATTTAGAATTTTTCCACGATCTTTAGCTATTCCTTCTTTTCTACCTTTTACAAGATAGCTAAGAGCTATACCGCCTAATAGTAATAAGGCTTTAGGTTTCACAATTGATATCATAGCATATAATCTACTTTTGCAAGACCAGAATTCTTCTAAAGATGGATTTCTGTTATTTGGTGGCCTGCAGCCAACAACATTAGCTATAAAGATCTTGCTACTTTTCAATCCAGCTAATTTGCGCAATTTGTTAAATAGCTTTCCAGATTGATATACAAATTGTTCACAGTTTTCATTTATACCTGCATCTGGAACATCGCTTATAACCATAACCCTAGCATCTAGGCTACCGCGATAAAAAACAACATTTGAGCGTTCTTCACACAATTCACATTTAGTGCAATCTTTCCATTTAGCTCTTAGCTTGTTGATCTTTTGCTGTTTATTCATTAGCTAATACTCACCAGAACCAAAATCGCCTAAATATACGGGTTGGGGTTTTGGCTTATCTGGAAGTTGACGCAACGATTGATAATATCTTTTACCATCTGCAGTTTGGCAATAACAATCTAATGCATTATGGGAAAACACAAAAGCACCAAGCATATAACATTCTGATTTACACCTCTCACACCAATAATTTTCTTCACCACTACAATTAATTGTAAAACATAAAACAACCAATATTGCTAAAATAATCTTCATTTTTCACCTTTATTCATTGGTTAACCGCCTTCCACCATTCTCTTACCATGTCGAAGAAATCTTCCAACCGCATAGCTACAAAAGCTTCAGCTCGATCATCTCGGATAATAGCTATAGGTATCTTACCTTTAGGTGCAGATTCAATAGCTTGTTTCAAAGCAGCTCTAGGATTAGGCTTTTTGCCACGCTTCAGCTCAGGCCAGAAGATAGGGCAATCTACGTCAGGAACTTCTTGCCCACTTCGATACTGAATACCTCTCTTGATTTCAGCTCCAGGCATAACTTCTCGAAAGCGATGAACCAATTCTCTTTCATAATTATGGCCCTTACGCCTTGAACCCTTGCCATTCATTTCTTCAAAAGCCTTTTAGCTATTCCATTAAAACCGCGCATTAATGTGTCCATATGTTTTTCTACGGTTTCAATCCTATTGCTTAATTCTTTTACTTTATCAAACATCTGTTTAGCATCATCTTCATCAAAAATTGTCATAGTGGTAGAGCATTTGCAACCATGCTTTTCTTGCTGCGGCTGAATATCCTTCTTCTTTTCAGACTTAATTAGGTTCACCATGTCTTCAGCTGTTACGCCTTTTAGCTCTTCAATTTCAGCTCTCTGCTTATGCACATAGCCAAGTAGCTGATCATGGTTCATTGCCGGCAATTCTTCTAATGACTTATCTGTTCTTGATTTCTCTACAGATAGAGCCTGAGTTAATTGAAATGGCTCACTTCGATACATTGGATGAAACCAAAATTCGCCTTTTTGCTGCCAACCGCCACCAGTAAGGATATTTTCTATTTCTTCAGCTGTTTTCTTTATTACTGTCATTCTTTCACCTACGCAGAACACCCAACAGTAGATGCTCCATCTTCCTTGGTTATAGTTATTACTTTATCAAAAAATGCTTCAGTTAGTCCTGCTTCATGGGTTATTACTAAAATACTAGATCTCTCTTGCCGTAATTCAGATAGCAAATCTATTACTCTGTTTACTCCCTCTGCGTCAAGTCCATCTAGCACCTCATCCATAAGCAAAATATCCAGATCGCTATCTTCTCTGGTAGCTACCAGATCCATAAGAGCCAAATCAGAAGCTATGTCTAATTTCTTTTTCTGTCCTGAGCTTGGAGTAGCTCCAGGTATACCTTCTATCACGAGAGCTATGTTAATTTCATCTCTCAAATCCTTTTTGCTTTTTAGCTCTTTCTGTGTGGTTATATCTACTACTATATCTCCATCTGTAAGCTTTCGCAAATAATGGTTCATCTGCTGTGTCAAATAAGCCATTACAGAGTCGAGCAAAAGCGAAGGTAGTCCTTGACCTCCAAAGCCACTTACCCAAAAATTTAGTAGATTTGACTCATGTCTAGCGGCTTTAAACGCCTGTTTGGAGTTGGCTATCAATTGTTCAAATTCCTTTTGCTTATTTTTAGCATTTTTGAGCTGATCTATGTATGGATTTGTAGCTTTCTGTAATCTTTTTGCCTTATCCAAATAGCCCCTTGCTTTCTCCTTCAACACGGCTACTTGCTTCTCGGCTTCAGCTGCTAGACTATCAAGCTGTCGTTCTAATGAGTTTTTAGTATTTGTGTTATTTTGCAGTTCTGTTGAAACATGTCTCAATTCATTAAGCTGTTTCTCAATAGATCTAACCCTATTCTCTTGAGCTGATAGCTTCTTCGATAGCTTTTGCTTTTTAGCTATTAGCTGTTTCTTAGTGGCTTCTTGTTGTTGCTTATATTCAAGACCAGCTCCAGCATTCAAGGGCGATTTACATACAAAGCATTCATCGCCTTCTAGATTCTCTAGGATATCATCTACGGCATAGATATCACGGTTAATAGCTTTACTATCAGCTAATAGCTCTGGATATCCTCTTGACTCTACTTCTTTCTCTTCTTCCAGATTCTTCTTCTTTTCTAGCAATTTCTTTTGTTCTTCAATTTCTTTATCTATAGATGTAATCCGATCTTCTAGTTGTTGTCTTTTATTATCATCTACGGCTACAGACTTAGATTCTTCTATAAGCCTTTTAGCTTCAGCTACAGCTTCTTCAATATCTGCTTTATTGCCTTCTAGCCAGGTATCTTTTAGCTCTTTCAATTTGTCGATTCCCAAATCGCCAATTCGCTGTGTAGCTATAGCCATATCATTTTCTAGATTCTCAAGTTGCTTTTCTTTTTCAGAATGCAATCTTCTAGCTTCTTTTTCGGCTTTACGGTAGATCTCCGTTCTAAGGATACGATGCAACATCTCTTTCCGCTGTGTATCTGTAGCTGAAAAGAAACGACTAATGTTACTGCCTTGACCATACAGAATAGAATTGCAAAAGCCATTGAAATCAAGACCTAATAGATCTATAACCTTCTGCTGTGGCTCATCTTGCCATTCTACATCATTCTTTAGAAGGGTGAACAGTGGCTTCTTTTTCAGTCTTTCTCTCTTTACCTTCCAAGTGTTTTTGCCATCTTCTATGTGCAATTCAACATATGCACTTTTAGCCCCATATCTAATAACCTCATCATATTTGTCTTTATCAAGAGTATCATGGTAGAGGCACCAGGTAATAGCTTTAAAAATTGTAGTTTTGCCAGAGCCATTTGATATAGCTGCATCTGAATCCCTGTTCTGCCCTACTATCTGAACAAGGCCAATATCCTTTAGATTTAGATCAAGCTCCTTAATACAGCAAAAGTCTTTAGCTATCAATCTTGTAAGACTAGGCATTTTTCACACTTTCTAATAGCTGTTTGCCAACTTTAGCTAATTGCTTTTTATCCAATTCTGTATTTGAGATATTGATGTATTCTTTCATAGCTTGCAAATAATCTATTGGCCCATTTGTTTTTAGCCTTACAGAGTGATCGCTTACAGGTATATGTTGATAGAAGAGGTGAATACCGTCTTTCTGAAATGGCTCGTAGAATTTCTTAGCTTCTTCAAGTTTTGTCTTGTAAGCAGAATGAGTACACTCCAACTTTATTCTAACATAATCGTTTTTAATTGGCTTATTGTTATGTCCATTGATCCCATCAAATTGAAAAAATTCTGGAGCCACGATTGATTTATCTTCAAATTCTACCTTGCTATCATCAAACCTACCAATAACCACTCGCCTTTCTTCTCCAGCATCTCCAAAATCTTTTTGCATTGGAGCACCTATATACATGCCATGGTTAAATTCTTGTGGGCTATGGAAGTGACCAGCTAAATAGATATGATCTCCAAATTTGCTAGGGTCAATTCCTTCATCGGCTACCCAAGAGCTATTTAGCCTACAGCCTATAACCGATTGATGAAGCAAAACTACATTTTTATTACTAGGATCAAATTGAATTTGGCTAAGAGCTTCATTAGTTTTATCTATTGGCATCCAAGGAATAGGATGAAAAGTTACATTTTTTGCAACTATTATTGAGCTATGATCATTACCAAGAACAGTAATATCAGATTTATCTTCTAATCTTGAAAAGAAATCAACAGCATAATGCTGAGCCTTAGAATTCTTAGCATCATGGTTGCCAGGCAAAATGTAAACAGTAGTTGCTTCTGCCAATTGCATAATAGCAGCTAAAGCATATTGCAAGGTGATAGCGTCCAATATGCTTTTATCAAACATATCGCCTAATATGAATATAGCATCTACTTCTTTAGCTTCAGCTATATTGCCGATTTGCTCAATCATGTTTAGCTGATCCTTGAAGCGATCTGTTATGCCGTTTTCATCTGGCACCGCATAAGGCCATGAATTGCTTAGATGCCAGTCTGCTGTAAATAAAGCTTTATACATTACACAATCCTTGGCTTTTCCTTGAATATTTCAAACATTTTACATAATTTTACATATTCTTCAACTATTTCATCACAGATTTCAGATAAATCTCTATAAGATGTGTCTATAACTATAGCATCTTTGGGACATTTCAATGGAGCTACTTTTCTATGGCTATCGTTCCAATCTCTTTTACCAATATCTATTAGCACATCTTCATAATTAACTTCTTGTCCCATCTGCTTTAGCTCTCTGGTTCTAACTGCAGCTCTGAATTCTATGGTAGCATCTATATAGAATTTGAGATCAGCTTCTGGGGCTATTACTGTTCCAGTATCTCTACCTTCAAGAACTACATTGCCAGCTTCAACATATCTTTTCTGAATGCCAAATAGAAATTCTCTTACTTCTGGAATTGCCGATAGATCAGAAGCTATACGTGAAACTACATTATTATCCAATTCATGTGTTCTATCCCTATCATTTACAAAAAATTTATTACAACCATCAACAGAAACAGTTTTAATTTCTACATGTTTCAATTCGTTTATAATCTCGCATTTAGTAACTTCATCTGTATACATATGGTTACTTCTAAAGTATACCGCCAAAGCTCGATACAGCTTACCTGTTTCAAGCAATAGCATTCCAAGCCTTTCAGCTAGCATCCTGGCAAGTGTTGTCTTTCCAGCCCCAGAAGGACCATCTAATGTTATTACTATATTTTTCATGCTCTGATCCTTTCAAGCGTTGCATAATATTCTCTAAGGCAATTGCCACAGAATTTACAAGCGTGGGTATCAGCATCTCTACCACAAGTATAGACATATGGATTATGCTTGTATCTACTGTAAACTTCGTCCCAACCTTCTTGGGTTATAACCCAGTAGCTATTTAACGTTCTTTTTCTATAGCTATAATACTGCTTATGCTCTTTGGGTATGGTTTCTGTGTAGTAAGCCATAAAAGTTAAAACTACTGTGACATCTTTAGCCGTATAATGCGCAACTGCATCATTGATAACCCTTATGTTCCAGCAATTAGCTCTAACCCTTACAAACATTAAATTCTCTGGAATTGGATCCAGCAAATGAGCAGTACAATCAGTCATTTTGCCAGGGTTAACTGTAAGAACCACAGGATCTTTAAAATGTTTTAGGTTTTTCGATATAGATGTATTGTAAAATACATTTGCGTAATCTTCTGTGGCTTCACGAACAAGAAATGGTTCATTATTGCTATCGTTACCATCATTAACACGAACAATCCTATTAACCGTATCTTCCAGCTCTGGCATGTTTGGTAAATTTTCTTCAAGTGGTTCAAGATATGATCTACCACTTTGAAAGAAGCAATCATCACAACCTACAGGGCATTTTCCAGTTTGCGGAATACAGCAAATTATCCCACTGCCCTTAGTTTTTGGATTTTCTATATAACTCATTCTGAACCATACCTAAATGAATAGAAGCATTCTTCATCTTCATCAGCTTCAATACCCAATTCTTCTAATCTGGTTCTATCCTCTGTAGATACAACACAAGGATCATAGCAAAACCTGATAATATCATGCTCACACCACGTAGGCCATTCTAGATCACCATACTTTAGAAGTATATTCAATGCTTCAATTAAATCGCTCATTCTTCATCCCTCATTACTTCTTCAATTCTTTCCTTAGATTTTTTTGTTTCTCTAAAAAACAGCACAACAGTAACAGCTGTCATAGTTACAGCTCCAGCTATAAAGCCTAAAATAAACATAACTACCTCGCAATCGGCCTAAACCAAACAACAAAAACAACTATGCAAATACCCACACCAACAAACATTCCTGTAACAAATGTAGCAAATTCAGCCATAGCTACCTCAATACTTGTAAGCGCCTTCAAACATGCACACAAATTCTATACCTGCATCTGCAAACATCTGCTTTGATTCAGCTCCAGCATGATAATCATATTCTGCTACAACCTTAAGGATACCACATTGGATAATAGCCATAGCGCAATCTCTACAAGGAACCATAGAACAATACAGAGTGGCTCCAGCTATAGCCACACCATTCATAGCCGCTTGCAAGATAGCATTAATTTCACTATGGATGGTTCGCCGGCAATGCTCTTTAATGCTACCATCACCCTGAACTACTTTCTTCATAAGGTGGCCCACTTCATCACAGTGAGAAAATCCTCTAGGAGCCCCTACATAACCGGTTGTAAGGATACGGTTATCTCTTGTAATGACACAGCCAGATTTGCCACGATCACAAGTAGCTCTTTCGCCTATATCATTCATGATCTTTATAAAGTATTGATCCCAACTTGGCCTTTTTGCATATTCTTCTATTGTGTAATTTATGTCAACTTTGACATCCATAGCTATACCTCAATTGGAAAAGCATGTAGTTTAGTGGCAAATCGCTCCATCGGCAAATTCACAACTACTACATCTTTTGGTCCAAATTCTAAAATTACCTGACCTGCTGTTTTGCCAGGCTTAATTTGTCTTACTAATGATGTATTGATAATTCTCTTCAAACCGTCTTCTGCTGTAACTAGTATATGCATTATTTCTTCTTCCTTAACTTCTTCTTAATCTGCTCTTCAGCTGCTTTCTGATCAAACTTCTTATTGGTTTCAGCTACCTTGGTATCTTCCTTAGCTAATAGCTTTTGAGCTATTTCATGTAGCACTTCATGATTATCATCTAAATACCTTTTGGCTTTCTCTCTACCTTGCCCTAGCTTTTCTTCATTATAAAGATAGTAAGAACCAGCCTTCTCTACTATCTCATTTTCTACAGCTAAATCCAAAACATCTGCTGATCTGCTTATACCAGTTCCAAATAGAATATCAAATTCACAGCTTTTGAATGGAGCAGCTACTTTGTTCTTTACAACTCTAACTCTAGTTCTATTGCCTATAGAATTGTCATCTATCTTAATAGTTCCTACCCTACGGATATCCAAACGCACACTAGAATAGAATTTTAAAGCGTTACCACCAGATGTAGTTTCTGGATTTCCAAACATGACACCAATCTTAGTTCTGATCTGGTTGATAAAGAAAATAGCCGTATTAGTTGTTTTGGCATTTCCATTTAGCTTTCTTAGCGCTTGACTCATTAGTCTAGCTTGAAGGCCAACGTGAGAATCGCCCATTTCTCCATCAATTTCGGCTTTAGGAACTAATGCTGCTACTGAATCAATAACGATAAGGCTTACTTCTCCAGATCTAACTAGCGTATCAGCTATTTCTAAAGCCTGTTCGCCATAGTCTGGTTGAGAGATAAGCAATTCCTCAGTATTAACCCCTAGCTTTCTGGCATAGGTTACATCAAGAGCATGTTCTGCATCTATGAAAGCAGCTATACCGCCATTTAGTTGACACTGCTGAATTGCATGTAAAGCTAAAGTTGTTTTGCCACTAGATTCAGGACCATATACCTCTATAATTCTACCCCTTGGATAGCCACCAATTCCAAGACATAGATCTAATGAGATCGAACCAGTAGGAATTACATCTACCTGAACGATCTCATTAGAATCCAGCTTCATGATGGAGCCCTTGCCATACTGCTTTTCTATCAAAGCAATAGCTGATTGCAGATCTAGATTTTGCTTTTTCTTTTTAGCCTTCATGCTACTTTCTTTTTGCCCTTAGCTTTACCTGGTTTTCTGCCACGCTTCTTAGGCTTTTCAGCTACTTCTTCAAGCTCCTTATCAAGAGCTTCTATGCTTTCATCGATAACCTTATCAACTTCTTCCTCTGTCTCTTCAACTTCATCTTCAGAATCGCTATCTTCATCCGAATCATCATCCTCATCATCGTATTCTTCGCCATCCTCATCATCAGGATCAGCTTCTTCTTCCTCAACATCATCATCTTCATCTGTATCATCAGAGGAATTATTATCAACCGTATCATATGCCTTGATACAATCATCACGAAGATCGCACTCTTCACAATCGTCTTCAAATTCATCATAGTCAACACCAAAGCAATCTGGCTTTTCTTCAGAATCAGAATCATCATCAGCTACAGCTGATTTAAGATCTGCTTCAGACATAAGGTAATTAGCTATAATCCTAAAGAGATCACATTCTCCTCCTGGCTTCATAGCGTCTTTAACTCGCTTACGTAGCTTCTTAGGTAATCCCTGATTCGTATAAATCTCACAATCATAGTCAACCTTAAAGCCACTCTTGCCCTTTGGTGTTTTTGTAAGACAAAGCAAACAGGCATTATCTGGATCTGTGATATCTTTATCAAGTGCTTCAACGCCATAGCACATTTTTGACGTAAATTTATCAAAAACAGTAAAGCAAACTAATGCTACCATTGGCTCTCCATCCAAACTACTCCATTCATCTGTCGAGCTTCTTCTATGCTTTATAGGAGTAGTACCAAATAGATATCTTGTATTTGCCTCTGAGCTTTCGCCTAAATCGCCCCTAGCTATAGCTTCACAAACAGGACATTTGGTCTTCTTGGTTACAGTAAATGGCGTATTACGCTTTTTCAAAAATGCCTGAACCTTTGGATGAAGCAGAACCGGATTATTAGCTACATCCAAACAGATCCTACCGCCATTAATATCAGGTATGTCATAGTGCATAGCCAATGGTACAAAGTTGAAGCCCTCGGTTTCAGGAAATGTGTCATTGTCATAATTCTGAGCGTGAAGATACAACAAGGTATCTCCCTTCTCAATTTTCCAGAAGCCTCCACCGCTATTAGAACTATCTTTTCTTTTCTGCGCAATTCGCTTATAGTTTAGTGCCATTATACACCCTTTCTTTTCTTCAATTCTCTGAGTCTTTTCATTTTCTCAGTAGCTTTATCATTTGTTGTATATTTTGTATTCATGCCGGTACTTTCAAATTCAGATCTAAGGTTAGCACCTTTGCTACGTAGATTCTGAGATTTTTCTCTAAGAGCATGAACCATATTCTCTAGCAGCTTTACGTTTTTTTCGCAAGCAGCAATTCCATTTTTATACGCCATGAATAGATCGTCTGATTCTATTTTAGATTTTAGCTTCCATTCACTTTTAGCATGTTCTGATTTATTCTTCACAAGTTCAATTGTGTATTTAGCTCTCCATGTTCTATACTTGGAATCAGCTATTACTCTTTCTTCATAAGCCAGCCCTAGCAATTCGCCATAGTAGGCTATTTTGGCAGAAACAGTATCCATCTCTTCAGATAGATCGGGCTGGATCTCTGTTTCTCTATCCCTATCATATTCTATTTCTTTATTGCCTATTGTTAATTTAGTCATTCTTCTTCCTTCGTTATTTCATCAAACCCTCTTAATTCAATATACAAACATTCTGTACATTTTGCTGGAGTTGCGTAACATGCTCCACTTTTAGCAAAAGGGCAAGAAAGAAATAATTGCAATATATCTGCAACCTGCTCTTCAGTATACATTATTCTTCTTCACCCCTAATAAATTTCTTAGCTTTACCTGCAGTTCCAAAAGTCATATATCTTTTAGGCTTGGTTACCATCTTTACTCGCTTATTGGAATAAACATTGCCTTGAAAGCAATTAACTTCTCTAGATGTTGTCATACGGCTTTTGAATTTGCCAAAGCCAGGAACCAGAACTGAGCTTCCATCTCTTATTCGTTCTAGAATTCTCCTAAAAACTTCATCTACAACTTCTCTTAGATCTAATTTCTCACTACAATTTGGGCATCTAGCACCCAAGCTATTTAGTATTTTGCGCATTCTGCATACCTCTCCAATCTTGCAATTTTTTCTTCAAGAAATTTGATTCTAGCTTTATCTGTTGCCAATCATGCCAACCTTTTCCACCAACTTCAAACATATGTTCTCTACGTGCAAGGGTTATCAGCATTTTTCTTTCTTGTAAAGCAGATCTTGATATCCCATCCCAAGGTTTTCTATGCGGTGCTTGCTTAATCATCTTGATGTAATGCCCTCTAGGATGTTTACTCAATCTCAATTCAAGTAAGCCATAACCAGGATATAGATCTTCAAGCTTAATAATTCCTTTTGGAACCAAAAAATACCTATAACTACCTACGCTATATCCACCCCGCTCAAAGCATTTATTCTTATTAGATAGATAGTCTGACCTAGAAGCTTTACACTCAATTACGGTACAAGTTCCCCTTACAGACCAACCAATAACATCTGGTTGCTCAGATACGGATCCAACCACTAGCTCACAGAAAACAAGCTCTACTTTTTTCTTAAGCCAGGCAGCTCCAGCATTAACTAGATATGAATGGGTTATGTCTATCATTCTTCTTCTTTTGGTCCTATATGCTGTTCACAGCCGCAACCACAATCCTCATTGTAAAGGCCATCATAGCCATTAGCTATTAAGTATTGTTTTTACTATGTCAAGAATTGTTATATCTGTTTTTTCAAATGACTCAATAATTTCTCTAATTGGACATTCAGAACAAATTTTTGCTTCTTTTCTTCTCTGTGTTTTACAATTTCGATACCACCAAGAATTTTCTTTTATCTTTTGCTTAATTCTAATTTCTACACCTGTTATTTTCACAGCAACTCCATAACGCCATTTTTAGCTTCAAGCAAGAATTCTTTACCATCTAGCTTTTTCAGATTTAGCTTCACAAAAGAGCCATAGCAAAGTTTATCTCTAAATTGTTCCCATGAAGAAGCAAAAGATAAAACTGAAATATTGCCATTTGCTCCAGCTAAATTGAAACGAGCCATTAGCCCATCATTCCTATCAAAAAATTCATGTAAATACGTAACAACTCCAACTACCGTAAATCTTCCAGACTTCTTTATAGCCAATTTTTCCAAGTTGCGCAAGGCATTTGATCGCTCTTTTTTGTCTTTCCACTCATAAATTTTAGCTGGATGCTTAACGGCTAATTGCTGCCAGATGCTTAAGTCAATTTTGTTTTCAATTCTATTGGATAATTCCTTTATATCTATAATGTAATGAGCATTAAGCATCTGATACTTTTGGGTATAATCGCCAACTACCAAAACAGCTTTATCTTTCTCTACTGTATCTTTCCAGTGTGATAATAAATCCCATTTAAGCTTTACATTAATGTTCTTATCTAGTCCATCTAAAGCTATCTTATACCATTGCTTCCCCCAGCCCATAATAGCTTTCTTATCAGATGACATATTGCTATCGGCTGAATCTCCAACCGTTCTTTCTTCCCATGAGATTATAGATCCAACTACAGCATTAATACCATCAGCTGATAGCAATTCATCTGTAACCGTAGAAAATGGTATAGCTATATGCTTATGAAGGAAGCTTTCCCAAATGATGTAAGCGTGTTGCGGTAAAGCTAATGGGTTAACAGCTGAAGAAATTAGCAATCGCTTATTCTTATTCCACCTCAATTTGGTTTTAGAAGTTTCTAATTCTTCATTTATTGCATCCCAATCTTTCTTTTTAGCTAATTCCCATAGCTGTTGGATATTCTTTCTAGTATATCTAGGATTTGGCAATAGTGAATCTAAAGCTCCAGATTCTATAAGGCTATACATTGTTCTTACCGTTACAGCTCTACCTTTAACTTTCTTAAGGAAGTCTACAAAACTTGTATATGGCTTATCGCCCTCAACTATAGCTTTTACTGCAGCTGGCCCTAGCCCCTTGATATCTCCTAATGAAGCTCTTATAGAATTTGCTTTTCTATCAATTGCTATATCGTACCCAGAGATATTGACATCTGGAAATGCTGTTTCTATGCCCTTCCTTTTAGCATCTCTAGCATATCTATGTATAGCTGTTTGATCTGTTGAATTCTTCATAAGAGCCCAATAGAATTCTATTGGATAATGCTTCTTAAGATACATTGTCCAATAAGCTAATAGCCCATAGCAAATAGCATGAGATCTATTGAAGCTATACCGTCCAGCCTTAGTTATTTGCTCAAATAAAGCTTCAGCTGTTTCTTTAGGCATGTCAGGGGTATGCTTTTCGCAACCTTCAAGAAACTTATCGCCTAAAGACTTTAGCAATTCCATCTTCTTCTTACCAACGGCTTTTCTCAACACATCAGCTTCAGCTGCAGAGAAGCCAGCTATCTCAATAGCTATCTTGATAAGATGCTCCTGAAATACCATCAACCCTTCTGCGTCTTTTGTTATCTCTGTAATCTTCTCATGGTATATGTGCTTCTTAGTTAATTCTTCATTGGCCCTACGCTTCTTGAATTCTTCAGCAAAAGCTATAGCACCCGGCCTATTAATAGCCGTGATAACTGCTAAATCATCAAACCATTTGAACTTTAGCCCTTTACAAACAGCATAAGATGAAGAAGAGTCATATTGAAAGATTCCCACAAAGTCTAATTCCGTAAAGCCATCAATTGTTTCTTGATCGTCTAATGGTATATCTTCAAGTATTAGCTCATTGCCGTTTTCCTTAATAGCTTTAACTGCATCTGCTATTACAGTTACTGTTTTTAGGCCAAGGATATCAATCTTGAGTAACCCCACCCCTTCTACACCCTTGAGATCAAAAGCTACACACTTAATTGCTTTACCAGCTGGCCTTCTAACCTCTACAGGAACTATGTCTGTAAGTGGCTTAGGCGACACTACTATTCCTGCAGCATGAAGGCCAACGCTTTTCATTAGCCCTTCTGTCTTCTTAGCAAATTCAATTACTTCGGGATACTTTTCATTGAATTCTTTCATCCTATCGTTTTCATCAAGTGCTTTCTGAATTGCATCTTCTTCTTTAGAATCAATAGCCATAGATAAACTATTAGCTACAGAAAATGGGACATCATAGGTTCTAGCTACATCCTTGAAAGCCAACTTAGCTGCCATTGTTCCATGAGTAGAGATCTGAGCTACCTTATCTTCTCCATAGGTTTTTATGATGTAATCAAATATTTCTTCGCGTCTAGTGAAGTCGAAGTCACAATCGCAATCTGGCATATCTTGCCGGCCGGGGGAAATAAAGCGTTCAAACATAAGATTATGTTGAATAGGATCTACATGGGTTATACCAACAAGATAATAGATTAAACTTCCGCTACTGCTGCCTCTTCCTGGACCAAATGGTATACCAGCTCTTATTGCAAAATCATATATGTCTCTTATCATTAATGTATATCTAACAAAACCAGATTTCAAAAGCACGCCCAATTCATGCTTCATTCGCTTACGGTAAATAGCTACAGCTTCATCTTCGGCTATTCCAATCTGTCTGCTATAAGCTACAGCTCTTTTAGGTATCTGCCTATTTCTGTAGCCTTCTTTCACAAGATGAAGAAAATACTGATTCTCATTCTCAAATTCTTTAGGGATATGGACATTAGGCAATAGGCATTTTAGCGGATCAATTTCTATTTTAGCTTCACATCTATCAGCAAATTCTATGGTGTTATTCAGAGAGTCAATTATGTATTTCTTGTCTATGCCATGGCTATTAAAGCTTTCCTTCATTTCCTTTCGTGTTTTATACCAATAGCTATCTCCCTCAAACTTGAAGCGATCTTCATCACTAAGCTTTGATTGCGTATTCATAGCTAGCATGACTTCGTGAAACCGGATATCATCTTCGGAGCAATAATGAGAATCTTGTGTAGCTATTAACTTATTTCCATACTTTTTATGAATTCTAACTATTTCATTATTTGTAAATATTTGCCTTTCAAACTCATGTGGCATGATCTCAAGATATAGCCGATCGCCAAATATGCCACATAACCTGTCTAGAAGACTCTCTGTTCTAAGTATTTGCTTATTATGTATTGCATCATTAAGAATTGAGCCGATACAGCCAGAGCCTAATAGAATTCCGCTATTGTATTTCTCTAGCAAATCTAGATCGATCCGTGGCTTATAGTAATAGCCTTCATCCCAGCCTATGCTACTTAGCCTATAGAGATTTCTTAGACCTTCATTATTCATAGCCCATGCTGTTATGTGGTATCGCTTATTTACTCCTAGCTTTTCTTCTAGCTCTTTTCTTGCTTTCTTTTGTTCTGCTTTTCCATCTATTCCAGCTATGTCTAATTTTTCTTCTTCTGTTAATCCTTTTCTACTTATATCATCACAAATGTAAAATTCAATGCCATGTAGCGCCTTGATACCGGACTTATTGCATTCTTCTTGAAGCTTGTAGCTACCTCGCATAGTGCCATGATCGGTAATAGCTACAGCTCGATAGCCTCTTTCAGCTGCAGCTGTAACATAAGCTTCAACCGTAGCACAACCATCAAGTTGTGAGTAGTCGCTGTGACAATGAAGATGTACTAAATCTTGCATTAGCTATCAGCCGCGAGCTATAAATCTTTTTTGGCAATACAAACAATTTTCATCAGTGCATTCATCATACATGTTCAAAGCAGGAGGGCAATTATCAAGTACAATTGCATACGCTCTTTTCAAACAGGCTATAAGCTTGGAATTTTGTGAACGCAATTGTTCAATCTCATCACACTGTTTACGGATCTTTTTTATTGCAAGTGCAGTACCTTCAGTCTTCATATGTATTACCCTTTGTGCTGCCATACATCCTTCACAGTCTGGATTTAGCTCTGCTACTCTTACTACGGGCGCATTAGTCATTTTTTATCTACCTCTCAGGAATCTGCAAAATTCCCTGCTTAGCTAAAGCTGATAGCAACTCAACCAATATAGCTACTTCTTCAAAGCCACAGCGTAAAACCTTAGATCTAAATTGGCCTTCGTGAAATTTTCTGATATCTAGCTTATTGAAATCAGCTTCTTTCAAAATATCCTTTACCATTCTTCTTGATACCGGCAATTCGGCTGTTAGCTTAGCAAGATTTGTTTTGAAGTGCAATGAGATAAGGGCAAGATCCTTAACTCTATTGGTTTTACAGTACCAGCTGATATATCCAGTAGTTCTTAACTTATCTACAGAATAGATTGTTCCAGCCTTTATTACTATCAACTTCTTCTCACCAGTAGCAATCTTGTTTACCACTCTTCTTGGAAATGCCTGAGATAACAGCTTTTCAAAATGTTCGTACAAATGCCATAATTCATCAGGATAATCTACTCTAGCACCTTTCTTACCCCTTCTTCTAATTGCTGGCTTCTTCAGAAATGGTACTATCAATTCTTCAACTTCTTCAAGACTCATATCCTGAATTATATCATCTACATCAACAGAATTAGCTTTGCAGTATTTCTTTAGAGCTTTACAGCCATTTCTCCAGCCACAAGGTTTTTCTTTAGCTTGACCGTCACAGCTCGGATCACCTAGCTCATATCTACCAGCACATTCAGATAGTTTGGTCATGCTTAATTCTCTTAGCTAATATACCAATATAATCACAGATATCTAAGCACTTATTAATTTCTTCTACTGGAAACCCATTTGGTAAAATCAGTAATTCTTGATCTGCAGCTACATCTTGAAGGCCAAATTTAGAATACAGTTTTACCATATTTGAAAAGTACTTTTCTACTTTTTCTGGTTCTCCGTGCTTTATCAAAACAGAATGTTTAGCATCATAGCAAAATGCAACTTGCTCATATAAAGCTACAATCTCATTTAGATCTTCATCAAATAAGTTATACTTTCCATCTTCATATTTATAATGATACATTATTCTACCCAGCAATCTCTCATCTAACCATCTCCCAAAAATTCCCACAAACAATTCTCAATTAATAATCTACTATTCTCATGCAATATTAGCTTATCTTTATTGGCCCTATACCAGCTAACCGGCTCACTAAATCCTTGAGCCCTACCAGCTCCAGCCCAATCGCAAACCATCTCAAGACAATACTTAAATGGTATCTCCATACACTTCAATTCGCCATTATCTTTTGGCTGTATCCAATATTGCCAATGATGTTTATTGCATTTCTGATGCCAGAACCAAGCTTTAGCAAATTCTTCATTGGCAGTTGGATCATAATAGCCTGTTTTGTCTCTCACAACTTCTTTAGAGCCATAGAATCTTTCGACATATGGAAACCACTCACGAGGCAAAAACTTGCTCATATCATGAGATATTCCTTGCCAATACAGCCCATGCTTCCAGCATTCAACAAGTACATACCATTTATGCCTAAGAACATAGCTCAAATATTTTAGGTGTTTATTCATATTCTCACATTCCTACCAGCTTCAAAAACTACAGCATTACGGTAATAGCTATGAGCTTGAAACACATTTAGATCTCCAGGATCTGTATTCGCTGGCAATCTTGCTACTCTAAGGTCATCGCAAATTGCGACCAGCTTATTGCAAATGGCTATAGCTGAATAGGGTATTTGCAAATCAACTTCAGAATCATTATCCATCATAACTACTATTGTCTTTAGATTGAGCTTTAATAATAGCGCTTTCTGAGGATCGTGCAATTCTTTTCCGAATAAGCCTAAAGCATTAATTCCAAATGTTGCTAATTTCAAGACATCCATTGGCCCTTCTACAAGAGCTACTTCTCCATTAGTAATCTCGCTATAGATCTGGCTCCAGCCATATAGCATTCTTGCAAATTTAGTACCCTTGGGATGAAAATACTTTGGCTCACGATCATCTACAGCTCTAGAAGTAAATGCAAATCCATTTGGACAAGAGAAAGGGAATATTATTCTATTTCTGTAATCGCCCTTATTGCAAAAGCCTAAGTAATACCTAAGAGCTATTTCTCTTTCAATGCCACGATCTACAAGGTATTTAGGCATTTGCCATTTCTTGCCATCAAATACAGAAATAAATTCATCTGGCGGTAATATCTCAATCATTTCTTTCTCTTTAGCTCTCAGGATATTCTTGTATCTATCCCAATCTTCATCTTGATGGTTATTTTGCCAACGGAATTTTACAACCTCTCTAAATCTTTTTAGCTTTATAGCTTTGTAGCTTTCGCCTGTAACTTCAGCTACTAGCCAAATGATATCACGATTTCTTTTATCACACTTGAAGCAAGTCCAATAACCTTCTTTCTGATGAATGTAAAGATGTTCAGCCTTACCGCAAAATGGACAATCGCAAATTAGTGATGGACCAGCTCCTCTGCCATTTAGTTCAGCTTTAGCCCATTCTAAGAAGCTATTCACCTTCAGCCTCGGTTATAATCATCCTGGAAAGATCTGCATCCAAAGGAATATAGAATTTGTCTTCTTCTTCTCTCAACTTCTCAACAAAAATCTCAAAACCGCCTTTAGCTTCTTCCTCAACTGGCTCATCAGCCATAACATTCACACCATATCTCTTTCTCTCATTCAAAGTCAACATCACATCAACCAGTTTCTCTTTATCATAACTCTCTGAAGCTGATCCGCCTTTAGCTACTTTGTTCTCATACTCTTTACCGGCATGAGCTGTAGTCCAGCCAATTAGCTCCTGGCTTTCTAGCAAATCCTTGACATCTGTATAAACTTCTTTTTGCGATAGCCTGAAGCTTTCAGTTCGTCTAATTGGCTGCATATGATCAACAGAATCTATTATTACCATATCAATATCGCTACCAATTTCGTCTCTTACATCATCCAAAGCATTCTTGATAACATCTATATTGCAACTTCTTAACGGTATACTAATGATCCTGAGCTTCTTGTCAAACTTCTTTCTAGCTTCAGCTATCATTTCTTCATATTTTTTCAGCTCTGTTGGATTAAATTCATAGTGCTTGAATTTTCTATAGCGAATACCTGAAAATCTAGAATCATACCTTTGAGCTACTCGCTTAACCGCCATTTCTGTAGAAAATTGTACAACCGTATAGCCACAGCTAATAGCATGATAGCCAAGCTGAATAGCAAAGGAAGTTTTGCCACGGCCTTTAGTTCCGACTATCATGCCAAATTCGCCCTCGCACATACCTACTATTTTCTTATCAAGAGAATAGATACCTGTAGGAATTGTCTTAAAGCGATTAGGGTAGATCTTGCGGATTCTTCGCTCTTCCTGTCTCTCTAAAGCTTCTTCTGACCATCTTGATATCTGATAGCTTCTTTCCCTTAGCTCACCTCTCATCAAATCCTTGATAGGTTCCCAAGCCTCATCATACCTACCTTGCTGTAGCTGATCAGCTGTAGCTCTGATAGCCATTTCAAGATCTGCTGTTCGGATAAAGCGCCTTAGCTCATCTAGTGATGCTTTTGATGAAGAAGTATCAGTTTGATAAAGCTGTCTAACCACATGCAAATTAGCTTTACGGATATCTTCGTCAGCAAACTTTCTACCAGCATATTCTATAAAGTGCTGAGCTTTAGGCCGTTCAGCAAATTCACGCCAGATTTTCTTTATTACCGTCCAGACCCAACTATGCTCTTTAACAAGAAAGTGTGTGCGATCCAAAACTTCTGCAGCTTTCCGCATATACTTCTGATCTGTTAGGCATTGAGCTAATACTTCTCGCTCAAATTCTACATTGTGCTTTATGTCATTCACTTATCGATATCTGGAAGAAGCCAACCTTCTGGCAATTGCTCTGGTTCAAAAAAATCTACATTTTCTATATTTACTATACCATGATCAGCTTCATCTACTAACACCTTGCCAAGGAACACTCCTTTTCTGCCATCTTCAAGTGTAATTAGTATTCGCTGACACCAGCTTCCATCATATTTTTTCTCCGACACTTTGCCATCCTCCAGAGATATTGCTCTTAATTTCATCACACACCTCAAGTATTATTTGCTCATAATATTTCTTAGCTATTCTGCTAGCATACCAATTGTCACAATTCTTGTGAATGTCTAAAAGAATTAGTAAAATTGGTTTTGTATTTAGATCATGCTTATAATGTATATAAATATTATAGCTACCACGCTCTTTGAATTTTTTTCGTATTACTTCTTTAGCTATTTTCTTATTATGCTGATCGCCACCAAACCGCTTCTTAAATTTCTTCTGAATCTTATTGAAATTCTCATTCCCCAAAAATTCTCTCAACCTATCATCCAATTTCCAATCAACCTTATCTACAATCTTATTAACTGTAAAATTATATCGAATAGCTTTTCTGTCATCAAGCATATCATCAACTCGATACCCAATAGTTGACACTCTTCTTTCATCAATTGGATCTTTCAGATAGACAAATTTGAGATCGCACATAGTTACTCCTAAGAATTAATCCATGCAAAAATACCAAACAAAATTATAATGCTTACATCAATAAGCATACCTATTATGTCATCATCCTTCATAGCTATTTTGCCGATAGCTTTGTAACCGTAGATCCACCTAGAAGACCAACTATTAATGTAATCACTGGCATTCCAACATCGCTACCTATCTTGTCAGCATACATTAGAAATGTAACTGCTCCTATAACCACTAGGCTTATAACACCATTCTTAATCATTGTTGCGTATTTTTCATTCATTGCCTACTCCTTTGAAACAAATTTCACATCATAATTCTTAGATGCAAAATAGCGAAATACATACTTTGAAGTTTTGCCAATAGCCCATTTTAGTATTGGTGCTGCTTCAGCTACATAGCCATTTCTGATTACTAACCCAGCGCAATAGTATGGCGATGTTATTTGATATAGCATTATTTGCTTATCTCAACTAGCTTCAGCTCTCCATCAATTTCTTTTTCTTCAAGTATTGGCTTTTGAGTAGCTTTTATCATATAATTCAAATTATTCTTTAATTCTAAAAAACTTTCTCCGTATGGAGCAATCTCATCAGTCCAGCCATCTATTTGATCATTGTCATCATACCAAACTTCATGAATACCATACATATAGTCATCTGACCGTTCTATTTTCTTACGAATAACCCTATAGTTCCATCCCGACATAGCTACTCCAGAAAGCATTCATCAGCTTTTTCACAGCTACTAGCTACAGCTACACATTTAGGATGCAAGGAAATACCAGTGCCGCTAGTTTCTAGCTCAATACAGACATCGCTACAGCTAACATCATCAGCAGTTCCATATTCGTCATCTTCTCCAGCTGATCCTTCCCAACCAGGGCAATCCAGCTTCAGCATATTGCTACAAGCTAAAGCACATAGCTCAACTACATCACCTGTTGGCTCTGGAACTACCGGATCAGGGTTAAATGTACAAGCCGATAGTAAAATCAAAATACCTAAATGTTTCATACTTCAATTACCTTTAGAAAGTCAGAATAGAGTACCCAACGAAAACTGACATTTTGATACCAATTATCTGGATAATATCCTACTTTGCTATAGATATATTCATTTTGACCGTATTTGTTTTTATCCCACACCTCAAATATTAATAATTCATTCTCAGGCGGTTCGCCAGTTTGCCATTTTAGTTTATTCATGCTTCAACCCTCCTTAGCTTCTTCCAGCCATAAACAATGTTGAAATCGCTTGAATATTTCCACTTAATCACATCTTCTGTAACCTCAACAAAACCGCCATCACGCCAAAATTCAGACCATGAATTTACTTGCTTGAAAATCACAATTCCGTTGTGCTCTCGATAGCCAACTAGCGTTTGCATATGACCACCAACTAAAGGATCATTAGCTGAAGGCACATCAACAATGCTAGGGCCATCATCCTCAAGATATGACTTAGAAACCTGGCTACCATAGATCACAGGATACTCAGCATCTATAGCGGCTTGTACAGCCTTTACACGCTGATCGCCTACATCAAATATCTGCACGTACTTGCCATCTTTTCTGGAATGCCCTTTCATGTAAGCGTTCCAAGGAGGTTGCCTATTGATCTTAAATCGGCTATCAGAAAACGGCCAATACTTTTCAGATGGAACTCCAAACTTTCTTAGCATTTCCAGAGCGCTTCTTGGATAAGTTCCAGAATCAGTTATTCTACCGCCATCATATTTTCTTGGATTCCAATATGCAAATAGCCTAGAAATTGGATCATATTCTAATCCAACTACTGACTCTAAAATCATAATAGCATAAGCTATAGCCTGAGCTACACAGGAGCTACTGCCACCCTGATTAAGGATTTTTACTATATGCTGCTCTAGACTTTTAGCTTCAGATAAGCCGTATAGCGATAGCCCTAGTTTATCTATATCGTGATCTCTAATGTCAAATTCGTTAGGTATCCAACCTAGCTTTTTCTTTCTTCTACCCATTATTTACTCAATCCTGTTTTCTTAGCTGCAGCTTTCTGAGCCGATAACACTTCATCCAGAAATGGCTGTAGGTTATCATGAATTGCGCACCACTGCTGTGGGCTTAAGCCTTGTAGCTCTTCTGGTTTCTCTGCAGCTACTAGCTCACACAGAATAGCAGCTGCGTCATTAGCCGTTCTACCTACATCCTTTAGCAACCCACAGCTAGCAACTATTACCAAAGTTGAAATTATTAGTAATTGTCCGATTATTAGAGTTATAGCTTTCATTTATTTACCTCATATTTTATTGTTTTTTGAAACCAATACTCGTTCATTTTATCCAAGAAATCAGCCGTAATAGGATACCCAGATTTTGAACCTATAACAGAATCAATTCCACAAAATGGACACATAGCCGTTTGTTCAATATCAATCCACCCCATAATCTTTGATGGAGCAAAAATTTCCCCACAGTAGAAACAGCCACATTGCTCACTGGCTAATATCTCATCTCTATGATAACTAGATCTATCATGAGCAGCTATATGGTCTTTATTTATTTCCATCCCATATCCTCTTGCATTTTCTTTCTTAGCTGTGGCCTATAATCTCCTGGTTCCATAACAACTTTCTCAAAGCAACCAGAGATCAAGCTTGTTAGTGTTGCCCCATAGTCTTTATTTGTTATATCCTTGTTACTTGCCAATAGCGTAGGCAATAGGTTATCATTCCTATTCTTCAATATTCTTTCTACCTGAGTTCTCATCCAAGAATCAGCTTCTTTATATTTCTCTTTTAGCAATTCATCAATACAGAGAAAATCGCTCTGTATCATCAGCTCTAGCCGATCAGCCCACTTGTTATCTGAGAAACCACGCTTCAGATCGTATTCAAGCTGTGACACAGTTGTGTAATAAGCAAAGTAGCCTCTTTCCAAAGCTTTGCATAAAATGAAAGAAGCTAGCATTGTTTTGCTAGAGCCGTTATCTCCTATCAGACACAGCCCATAGCCATTAGCTCTAGCTGCTTTTAGATTCTGACAATATGGTATAATATATTTTAGAAATTGTCTTTTTGATGTTTCTATATCTTCTATCTTTACATTCCAAAAGCGCATAGGAATACAAGCTTCAAACTTAGCAAGTTGGCCCTTGCCAGTCTGGTTTCTGTATTTGAATTCGTCTACGTGGCTTTCAGTGCGCATTGGTTATCTCTTATATTCAATATTCTCTTCTAAGCAACGTAACCTATAACGAACTTCTTCACATATTCCAAGTAAATTTAAACCCTTATTTTCACCAATCTTTTCTCTTCGCAATTTTCTAATACCATTTGGAAATTCGTAATAATCAACATTAGCAAACCAGCCATACTTTGATTTATTGTAAGTTACTTGATACTTGGATTCCATTGCTATTTCTCTTCTTCAGAAATAAGAACCGGGCCAACTGGCTCAACCAACATATGCTTTTCTCCGATATGAGCAATTTCAAAAGTATAGTTATTGATAACTATCTTTTCACCAACTTGAAACACAGACCAATGCTTTGGAACAGGAGAACCATCAGGACGAATCAAATTGCCAATATTCGTTTCGTATTGCTTTACCAATTTCTCATGTTGTTTCATGTACTCAATCAAATCTTCTTTGGTTGTGCAATTAATCAAATACTCAAATTTGTTTGTCTCTGGATTCATATTTCCTCAGTTATAAAAATTCTCCACAAGGTAATCAACAATCTCTTTCATGCTATCACTCATACCTAAATCGCCCGGTTGCTCTTTCTCATGTCTAGCTGCTACCTGGTAAGTCATTAGCTCACGATCTGTCATCTTCAACGCTTTATCAAAACCTCCTGATCTTAGCGCATCTCTAAAGCCCCTGTCAAGTTCTCCGATAAAAGAATGTCCATATTCTTCATTTTGCTTTTTTCCATTCTTTCTACTTTTTCCATTAGTTTTAGAAAATGCAATATTTGCAGCTTCTATCTGCTTGTCTCCAGACAAGAATGTCATGGTAGGAAAATCCAAGTTTGTAAAATTGTTTTCAACCCAATAGCCAATATATTTTTCTGGCCTGATATTTTGCTCAAGGCAATATATTGCAAGTTTGATACACGCTGGTTGAATATGTTTTCCATCTGGCGGTAGCCCATTTCCGGTTTCTCGATATTTCTCAGCACAGTATACACGCAAAAATTCTTCATGCAAGTCAGCTTCAAGCTTTTTCTTCTTTTGCGTAAAAGCTTTTTTCTTAGAGTCAAGAATTGTAAGCATGGTATTTCTATTAGCTTCATCCGTAGCAAATAGCTCATCCTTGCTCTGGCTAAGGTCTGGAGTGGGTAGCGAATTGTTTTTCAATCTGCTTTTAGCTTTTTCCTTAGCTTCAGCCAATCGCTTTTTCTTTTTCTCAAGAGATGGGTTTCGTTTTTTTGGTTTTGAAGGAGGTTGAGAATTAGATTTAGGATCGTCCTCCTTGGAGGCATCACAACTCGTTGTGATAACGTTTTCCATATCTTTAGATATAGCTTTAAGCTTTAATTCTTTTTCTTCTTTAACTTTAATGTTAATTTTAAGGCTTGAATTCGGTTTAACTTGCTCGCAAGTTGCGCGCAAGTTGTCAGCCATATTAAAATAGCTTTTCCCAAAGCATAATAAGAAGGCTTCAATTGTTTCTAAAATCTCTATTTTTAAAGCACAATTTGGTATATCGTTCCAAGCATAAATCCACGTTCTAACTGTATTCAAATTGTGGGGTGGATTATCGAATAAAGACATGGGAACAAATATCAATCCAACGTCCCAATCTGCTTTTGAAAGATAAGAAATCTTTAAATTTTTTGAAAAATCTTTAAAATTCTTAAAATTTAAAATCGGTTTAACTTGCGCGCAACTTGCTCGCAACTCGTCAAAGTGTTTTTCAAGAGTCGGAATATCCCACCCCAATCTTGATGCTAACCCACCCTTTGTAATATTAATTATTCCTGGTATCATGCCATTTTCAGAACAGGTTAATAGGTATAGAAATAAGGTTTGAGCATCTCCCTTAGATCTGCTTAAATTTCTAAAATTCTCGTCTGTCCAGATGGTAGGATATATCTTTTTATATCTTCTTTTAGTTTGTTTTTGCTTCATTTTTTCTCCATTTACAAGTTAATGAACCTATTAAAGCCACTTAGTAAACACCTATACTGTAATTTTACAATACTAGGCTGATATGGCTTTTCAAATTCTATATCTATATAGCCCTTTCTTTTAAGCTCTTTCAATACATCATATAACCCCCTATAGGTATAACCTAGATCTTCGGCTAATTTGCTCATACCTCTAGCTAATTCCTTATCAGAATAGAGGTGTAGCCGGATCCAAACAGCAAAAGCTGAAGATTTTAGCTCCTTATAGGCTACCTCTATAGTCTTGTGATTGCTTTTAGGGCTGTATTTATATTTTACTCTAAGCATAATTATCCAGTATTTCTATATCGAATTCTTTCTCAGATCGATAAACTGATAGTCTATCTCTAGAGTGCTGAGCAAAATATTTATGTGTCATATCTGCAAAATCAACAAACACTGCATCTTTTTTACCTTTACAAAGTGTAAGACATCGTAGCCTCTGGTACGTGGTTTTTATGTTTTTGCCACCTTCTGCGTTGATCACACAATCAATTTCTGGGATATCTACGCCCTCAGATAAAACAGTGCCGATAAGCGCAGAGATATGGCCTTTTCTAAAGCTCTCTATAATCTCTGCTCTTTTAGGTGCTGGGGTAGCTCCAACAATTCGCTCACAGGAAATAGACGAATTCATCATTTTAAAAAGCGTATCTACTTGCTCCAACCTATTGGATACAATTACCACTTTTCTATTTTCAGTCTTGATTAACTTTTCCGTTATATCTGCAATTATCCTATTGCGAATTGGATTGCCCCAGATAGCAGCTTTAGGCAATTGCTGACTCCACCATTCATCAGATAGATCTGGCTCTCTAATTGGTATGATTAGAAATTTAGGCTTTACAAGATACCCGAGCTGAATTAGCTCGCTAACTGAAATATCTATAAGGATATCCCCAGCGCAAGCTCTAAGCCAAATAACCCCCAATTCTTCTTCATTAGAATTTTCCAGAAATACTGTAGCAGAAAGGCCGATTTTGTAAGGAGCTGGACAGTCAAGAAGGATATTTCTCCATGCATCTCCAGAACTAAAATGATGGCAATTATGAACCAGTATTTTATTTGCAAAATATGTATGTGTGTTTTCTACTTCTAAATTATAGACATAACCGTCTGGACACAATTGTTTAAATTTGTCAGAACTTCTTGATTTGAGAATCTCAACACTTTCCACCCTTGACCAATTAAGAAATTGTCTTTCCTTCGATCCGCAGCTTTTACCCTTAAAGTATTGTGACTTGAACCGTCTACCTCTATCGCAATTTTTAATATTGGGTTCGCAATGTCTATCTTGTAATGACTCGGTAATCCACCCTTTACACCACATTTCGTTGGAAGAATAAATTCCATTTCCCACCCAAGTGTTGTTGCCAATAGTAGTTGGGGCAGCGTTGGCCCTCTCCCATTTCCACCTTGAATTGGCGGCTTCCATCCATTTATTCTGTGTATTGTAGAAACCTTTGCTCGTATTTCTGGTCTTTTCATTGGATTGTTTTTTTTCATTCTTTCTGATGCATATTTCTTGTTTGTTTTTGCCATTGTTTCTGAAGAACGTTTGCTTCGATATGCTTTTGAACATTCTTTTGAACAATAGGCGTGACCATATCTTCTTAATTGATCTAATTTGCATCCACTTACAAATATTTCTTTTTTGCACCAAAAACAATTTGTTTTTATTTCTTTTTTCATATGTGGTGTATAGCACCATATCACTGGTTGTCAAATCAATAGCGTTTTTCCAACCTGTTTGTGTAAAAATTGGATGTGTTGGTGTACAGGTTAGAACTTTATTATCTGTTTTGATTATTACCAATTGTTTGCATTTATTGCGAAAGATGTTGATTACCTTTTGTTTTTCTATTTTTTTTGTGTTTTCATTATAAGATGTTACATATTCACCAACCTTAATTGATTCTATTGGCCTTTCATCAATTATTGTTCCAGCTGGAAAACATTCATCAACAAGCATAAGATCAACATTGTTTATAACATTGTGATATTCTGGCGTATTGCGTTTTGCTAATAGCGTCTGAGCTGTAGAAACGGTTATATCAGATGGTTCCCATACTCCATCACCCAATATACCTATTTCTATTTCTAGGGCCTTAGACAATGCTTTCTGGCTTTGGTAGAGTAGCAATTGAGAAGGTACGATGAATAGCGTTCTAACCCCTAGCTTTGCAACAATGGCAGAAGCAACCAACGTCTTCCCCCCTCTGGGCGGGATCTTGATAATTCCCCTACCAACAGACTTGCTATACCCATACGGCTCAGTAGCTAATTCTAGAGCTTCTTGCTGATAAGGCCGTAAGCCAGTAACTTGCTTCAATTCTAGTGTACGTTTAGGATAAACTCGTAGATCCGTCAATTGCCATTCAGCTCCATTTTTTTCTATTATGCTAATAATGTTTTCAGCTAATCCAGCTGGAGATTTGAATAGTTTTTCAGATTTGCTATAGGTAATGAGATACTTCTTTCCATCCCATCTACCTTCTTGATAAGCTGTTGTATGCTGATAGCCACTTACATAATAGCTGGTTTTTTCTCGCATTTGCCCAAATATAGGACCAGGAACATTTCGGATATAAACATAATTGTTGTCTAGCGTTATAGATATCATGCCATATAATAAAGCAATTAATATACAATATCAACTACTATTTCTAGTATAATAGATTTGTAAATTTACAATTATATGAAATTAGTTAGCGCAGTTGATTGTTGCGCAAAGCTCTTTTTTATCTCTAAGTCGATTCTTATTTATTCGTCTGATACGGTCACGGGCTAAATCTTTTTTACGTTCACACCCCTTATCCCATTTCTTACATTCTATTTCTTCTACAAGCCTTCTAGCTTCTCTAGATGCTATATCTTCATGCTGTCTCTCTTGAACGTCTTGAACAACGATTAATACTTTGCCTATGGTTTCTGTGTTGTTATCAACGTTTTTTGAAAGAGATTCATATTTAGTATCAGATTCTTTTTGAGCTTTTGAGATCATTTCTTCAGCTTCAGCATAAGAGACTAGCCTAAAGCCAGCATAGCCACCAGTTCCACCAATTAGAATCATAAGAAATGTGATTACTACTTTCCAATTCGTTGTTACATGATTTCCGTTTAGCTCAAATATTTTTATTGTCGGTGGAATACTTGCCATAGTTACCTCTCATAATATTCAAAATGCATTGGATCTTTAGTTTTCCATCTTCCTCCCCAGCTAAATCCATGTTTCTCAAAAGCGTTGATAATATCTGGATGCATATTGCCATTTGTGCCATATCTATTTTGAGACCAGTTGATATCACAAGCTATACCCCAAGAATGAAGTGATAGTGGTCTATGAATGTTGTGTGACATATGCCTTGGAGACCATGTTCCAAATTGATAAATCTTGTTGGCTAATCCGTGTTCTTCTATTAGGTTAAGAGCATCTGTAAAAGCATTAATCAATTTCTTATGTATCCATTTCTTTCGCACTATTGGTAAATCAATTTTTACTATATTGTCTTTTGCCCAATCATTGGTAATTTTAATATTACCATTGGTTAAATCTCTATATTCTATCTTGCCAAATGTCTTAATTACATCTTGTGAGCTTTTAGGTATCGGCGTATCTATAGCTATTTTGTCATGTTCGTTTTGAATGACTATGTAGGTAATATTGTTTATACAACCTGTTACTAAATGGTCTTCTTGGAAATGGACTATAGCTTTTTGGGTTATAGGCCCGAAATCTCCATCTACCTTTCCCCCATAATAGCCAAGTCTTTTTAGTTTTAGCTGAATTTCTTCAACTTCTTTGCCTTTATCGCCTATAGATAAAATTTTCATAGTCTTATTTTTTAGTTCTAATAGAACTCCACATGGCACCTTCATTATAGTCTTGTGGAAATCCAACTGCAACCCATTTACTATGCTCATATGTTATACCATAAGCATGTATACGATATGAATTTGCTGCAACTGCATTGTCTATACCGGTTATATCATGCCATGTTAATGCATTATCCGTTGAATATATTAATTTTCCCTGTGTTGAATTTATAACTGTTGCAATTAACACCCCGTTGTTGTTGCTTGCAACCCTATATATATCCATACTTGAGCCACCAATGTTTACCAATGACCAACTAATTCCATCTGACGAATATTGAATATCGCCATTGTCTCCAACGGCAACAAACACTGAACCATTCCAGCAAACACCCAAAACACGATTTGATGAAGCTGATGTTCTGCTTGTCCAAGTTATACCATCAGGACTAGTAACAATTAATGGAGATGTTCCATTATATCCAACTGCGACAAATAACCCATTACCATAACATATATCTATAAGATCTCCCGTTATAGCTGCAGAACTACCGCGATTTGTCCATGTTGTAACAGAAGAGCTGGTAAATATTACTGCATAACCAGAAGCATCATTGGTTCCAACCGCAACAAATACTGAACCATTTGAAGCAATACCCACAAGAGACGGTGTTCCAGACGGTGCATTACACGTTCTTAACGTCCAAGTTCCACCAGGACCATTTGTATCTGTATAATTACAGGTTACAACTGTCATGGCAGTTCCAGTTCTATATTGTCCAACTGCAACCCATTTACCACTATCTATATTTTTATCAAAAGTTACAGCATATAGATCATATACGCCACTTCCAGAGGCTATTTCCTGCCAGTATTTACCCTCTCTACTTATCCATAATTCTGCATCACCAGTCGGATAGTCACCAACAGCCACAAACCATTCATAATCACCTTCGGCATTATATTGAAAACCGCCACAAACAGCTTCTATAAGAGCTGCTTTGCCTGTTTCAAAAGGCCACCAATTATGTATTGCCATTACATCAAATTTTTGATCGCTTATATATCCCTCTAATAAATCTGACAAGCTATATGATGCTAATCGCTGATCATCAACAGACGTACCGGGAATTGTTGGTGGATCGCCCACACCAGCTCCAGTAAGTGTGCCTATGTACCAGTAATCATCTAATGGCTCAAAATCAACATTGGCAACCCTAGCTACAGATGGACCAAGCATTAATACAGTATAATCTGCAGCTGTAGTGCTAACTGTAGCTTGCCCCATTACTCCAGAAGTGCTTGTGTCTATTAGGTTGTTACCACCAGAATAATAGACTGTGCAAATTTCCATAGCCAAAGCTTCAGATGTAGCACCTAAAGCTGGGGTGTTTTTCCAAACAAGACATTTTCTTCCAGCATGACTTTCAGAGCTATCTGGACATACAGAATTAACATTAAATGTGATATATGTAGTATTATCTACAACGGATGTAGGATCAGCTGATTCACCATAAAATTCAACCCATCTATCAAATTCTGGATAACCAGTTCTTGGGTTAGTCACTATTCCTTCTGGCTTTATAGCATATTTTAGAGCAACATTATACAAGATAGTATTTGAATTTTCAAATTGGACATTAGCACAATAGGTACTATCTGTAATAAGCAAGTGTCCAGATCCATCTGTGCCTTTTTTATCGGCAGTAAGATCAAATTCATCGTTGCCAGAAGCGCTAATTATTACTTTAGAAGTTGGATCTATTGTTGCATCTTTATTGTATACCGCTGCAATAAATTCTTGCATATTGTTATTTAGATAATCTAGAAAATAATCTTTAAATGAAGATGATCCTAATAGCCGCGTAGGTAATATGTTTATATACTTATCGTCGGTAGCCATAGCAACCTCTTTCTAGTACTGTTTTGGCAATTTCTTTACAGACAAACTCATATACAGTGCTGTAGGAGGTGTAGCCGATGTAAAATCAAACTTAATTTTATAATACTTGTTTGGAGTATCTAGCTCTTGCTCCCCAGTTGCTGCAGTTCCAGCTGGATTAGTATCAAAGGTAGCAGCTGTTTCCCACCAGCCAATTGGATCGCCAGCTGGATCTTCATCGTTTGTAGTCCAAACTTCAAAATCTCCAGTTAGATTATCTAACCAATTATAGATTACACTAATGCTATTTACCGTTCTACAATCTATAACGGGGCTTTCAAGATCGCCAGTTGGATTTTTTAGTTCAAAAAGATAGCCATTTGTTATTCCGTACATTTTTTGCTCCCTATTTCTAAAATTTAATTTTTATTTCGTAATCTCCACGACTGATACAGTTGGATTTTTGGATATCACATTAGGCATGTCAACCCCGCCTATCGTGCCCTCTATTGACGGCTCGGCGCTCGTTACGGTTAGGTCACCTAGTACCCATGGTGTTGCTACAGACGGCAACTTTGCCGGTACAGTGCCCACAGCAAAAGTGTATACCAGATCGGTAAACGGTTTTGGTTGGCCTGATGTCGGATCTAGTCGAGTCCCAGATAGCCGATACGTGAGACACGCTGTTCCAAGATCCGATAGCTTTACCCCTGCATTAGTTGGATCAAGTTCTGCCAGCTTCGCGTCTTCAGAGCATACTAGATATCGGCCGTCAGCAAGCTGTTTGCAAAATGCCACCACTTGATTCGGGCCTCGCATCCATTTGGTGTTTACGCCGGGCACAAAGTCTCCGTATGCTGTGATATAACCATCTGCTTTCTCAACATCTAACGCGCCGGGTATCACAGGCACAGTCTGCCCAGCCTGATTTGATGTTTCCGGTAGTGTGAGTATCTTGTAGTTCATCAGTACGGCTCGCTTCCCAATCCTCCCCATTGCTGAGTATTGGATTCTGTTTGCAAATGATATACATTGCCGGCGCTAGTTGACCATGCTGTCCCTGTGGTTGTTCCATTACCCGTTGTAAAACCAGACAGTATCACCTGGCCTGCCGATGGCTTTAATTGCACAGTAACCTTTTGTCCTCGTGATGCCGTAACAGCACCGGTGGTTACCAGATTGGATACACCGGTTTCATCGTCAACATATATCTTACCATCACTTGCCTTAAGATACACATGGATATTAGGGCTTGCGCCAGATTCATCAAACTCGATTATTGTCCCGTCACCTCCACTCATCCCAGCTGCAATAGCGCGATTGCATATTAGATCTATTTTGATATCCCTTCGCAATGCACTTGGAACATCAGCAGATGCCCAGTATAGTTGATCGGCATTACGGGTAACAGATGATGACGATGGAGTGTGAATCGGAGATGATGGATATGTGCCAATTTCCAGCTGTGGATTCCATACATACAACCCTGATGTACCGTTCCCTTGATACGATAATGTGTTATCCGCGCTGCACATGTAAAGCCCAAAAGTCGTGGTTGCTGCCGCATTGGACGCCTTAGAGTGATAGATCCTATACCAACCATTACCTGCTGACTCTATACCATACGCCAAAGGAGTTCCTGATACAGTGCCTACAGCTCCCGTGGATGTATTAAAATTGGTTATAACATTAACTCCGAATCCTTCAGAGGTATACACAAGAGCCATCCAAATTCGTTCTTTTGGTTTTATGTATGCGCTAAAACAATACCGCGAACTACCATCTGGAGTGTATGCATGAGTTATACGGTGGTTGCCATTGTTTCCGTTTTCAATTATAGTGTCCGCCGTTACTGTCCCATCTGGAGCCATGATACTATTTACCCCAAACGAACCAATACCCACTTGGGATTTTTGATCCGTTTGCTGTGAGTACGTCCAGTAGTTTGTTCTTGAGATCTCGATCTGAGCGAACAATCTCCCACTAATACGCCGTGTAGCCAACACGCCACCGGCGAATGCTTCAATACTCGGCCATTTGTTATTATACCCAAGATAGCGCGGGGACGTGTTCGTGAAGCTTGCGTCGGCAAAGCGGACTATCGGCTTAGAGATAAGCGATCTATCAAATCTTGTTGCTAAACTCATATATAAATTACCAGCTGTTGCAACAGTATGATCAAACTTAATCATATAGTATTTATTTGGCGAATCTATTTCCTGCTCTGCTATACCTGGAGTACCAGCTGGATTTGTATCAAAAGTGATATTAGTTTCAAAAAAGCCAATTCCCATTCCTCCAAAATCATCATTACTTGCCCAAACTTCAAAATCCCCAGCTAAATTGCCAGTCCACTTATAAACTACGCTAATTTTGTTAGCTCTGGTAGCATCAATAATAACACTTTCACGATCTCCACTTACGTTTTTTTCGTTGAAGATATAGCCGTCTGTTTGTCCGTACATTTTTCTCTCCTACTCTGTAGGATAAATTTCTGATACATTACCATTTAGGTAAGTTGCTAAATTGTAATCGTATTCATGACCCAAGAATAAAGTCATCAATGGTGTAAAATATTGCTTCCAAGATCCTACCAATGATGAAGCTCCGCCAGTAGTAGCTCCTTCAACTTCAATTGTTCCATCTATTGGATTTAAGTTGATGATTTTAGCTGAAGATTGAGGAAATGTTATAGCTGTGGTATTAGCTAATAGATCAGTGCCATTTCTTTTAACACATACATATTTATTAGTATAATCCCATAATACAGTAATTCTTTCTGAAACTGATAAATATAGATCGTAAATAATAGAATCATCTGTAAGAATATCGTCTGTTCCCCAATGTGGAGCCCAAATAATAGAATGTTTTTTTGAAGCTATTACAGAAGAATAATTTCCAGGTAGCCAATAACATTTGCTCTCTCTTCTTTCCATAGAAGTAGAAACATTAGACATCGGAGATGTTAGAAATGTAGCTTCATTAGCTCCATATCCTTCTTGTAAGCTAGATAGCCAAAAATATAATGCACTAGTTCCATCACTAGCAAATGTTTCAGAGGTGTCGCTACTAGCTCCAAAGTAAAACGGAACTTCTGTATCTGTGGTGTTGCAAAGTCCAGTAATAGCTATATGAAACCAGTCTTTTTGTAATCGCCTTATTGTATTTTTAGTATTTGTGGCTATTACTACTTCATCTTCCAAATCAAATCTAGCATAAGCTGCTCCAGCTGATTCAGTACCATCAAAATGAGAAGCTGGAAGAAATAGATTTACATATCTAGATCCATCATTTCTTACACAAATACTAAGATTATAGTATTTACCAGAAGTAACAGAATTAGCATTACGGTATAGCTGATGTAACGAATTATCAGTACTTGGTGTAAATTTTTCAGCAGTATTTGAACCAAAGTATGTAGTAGGATCCTGAATAGCATTAGATGTTATAACATCGTTTGTTTGTGTTTTAAGATATAGGTTGATGTTTTCGCTAAATTCTGCATAATCGGTTATTCTACTTTCTATAGCTACACAAATTCTGTTTAGTATTCTGCGTAGTGGCTTTTCATCTGTATCATAATTGCCACCCCATATTCCACCAGAACCAATTGAGAATCTGTCATTTGTACTAGCATTTTCATAATTCATGTCTATGAAATTAGCATATGGTTCAGACATATAGTTTGGATACATTGTTTCAACTTCGCTACATTCTAAGTACGAATTAATTAAATTGAATGCTGGGTATCCAGTTTCTAATGAAGTGGATTTACTTATAGCTGTATATTCCAAATTGCCATCTATGTAGATTTTTAAAATTACAGATCCTTCAAAGTGTGACAAATCAAATCTTAGACCGTACCAAATTCCTTCATAAAAATTAAACGTAAATGACCCAATTAATCCATCAAATGAATAAACGTTTACATTTCCACTAAAATCATATGATATTGCATATCCAGATAAAAACGGATATGCGTATTTTCCATACGGACTAATTGTAGCCGTATCAGATCCACCATTACTCCAAAATCTAACCCTAAAATAGGTTACTTGGTTAATCCAATTGGTTTCTAATTCTGTAGTCCATGCAAATTCAACCGTAGAAAGAGAATCTCCAACTTTTAAAACGCTATCTTCTACTGTTAAATTATAAGTTATTGGATCTTGCCATTGAGTAAGATCTCCCTCTATTAAAAATTGATCAAGAAATTTCAAATAGGTTATTTCTATGGTTTCATTAACTGCCCTCATTAATTCTATAATTCCTTCAAGAGCAATTTTTGATTCAGGTTCAACAACTCGAAGATTAGAAACGTTTTCAGCTCCAGAAATATCAGGATCTGGTAATTCTATCAACCATGGATCTAGACCTTGATGATCCTCTCCAAATTGTGTTTCATCTAATACCCATCGAAAATCAAACCAATTCCATATCCTATTTCTAGAATTGAATGCAAAGTAAATAATATCATTTATAGTATCTTCTGGTCCCTTATTTTTCCAAAGATTAACAGATACGGATATTAACCTTCTAAGAGAATCGTAATCTAATTCGTTCGTTATGTAGTCAAGTTCAGGTGTCCAACCAACTATGTTTTTCAGATATTGTAATATTCTGTCTGGACATTCAGTTATTGACCAAATTGTCGGAATAGATTGAAGTATTTCTGAATTAATTTCCCATATTGTCTGTGGACCCACAAGATATCTTTCTAAAAATTGATATCCTTCTTGCTGATCTAGCTTCCTAATTTCTTCTATAAGAAAATTGTATATTTGTGTAGGTACAGTCATATTAACCAGCGGTAATAATTATATTTCCAGCTAATGGCAATTGTCTAGTTTCTAGTATTAAATCGGATGCAACACCATTAATAAGTAAATTTTCAACATTAACGATATTAGAATCTGTAAGATGTATTTTATGTGTCATATCTGATAAATAGATAGTATCTCCAAATTCCCACTCAAATGTTACTCCATCTTCGGTTTTAGCTTCTGGGTTTAATAATGCCGTTAGCGCATCTTCTACAGCATCAACACTGGTTGCACCATATACTGTGGCTGATATGTTGACAGTTTTTGGCTCATAATTTGTGGCTACCACTTCCTGATTTGCCACTAGCCTTTTAGGGGCTGGAGGTAAAGCATATTTGTCACCATTGAAATACAATTCTAGAGCTTCTAATTGCTCTGTAGATGCTGGACTACCACCCGAAGCTACAACTATTATCTCTGTTGTTTTTGGACCAAATGCCCCTTCATTAGCAAAAGCTCTAGCGAAAATTCTAGAACCTGTAATTGGATCTATATATGCTTCGGTAAGTGTTTCTATATCTCCTGGACCTAAAGCTACAGAGCTTACTCTTAAAGAAGCTGGACCAAGAATTTTAGCCAATTCAAGGCTTTCTTCACTAGCACTTTGTGATTCTTGCCAACCAAAAGATGGCCTTGGATTCCACAGTGAAGCTATATTGATAAGACCAGATTTGTCAACTGTTATAGAATTTTCACCAACTGTTCCATTTATATCCACACCATATCTATATGTTGCAGCTATTGTTTGTCCACTACCAGGAATCAATCCTCTAATTCCATCTCCAAATTTAATAACCCCTCTATCATTTTCTCCAAGCTTGAACGTATAGTGCAACGATGTAGCGGTACTTTGAAGAAAGTTATCAACCTTTTGCCACACAATACTATTAACTGTTACTGTTTCAGAATTATCTATTACTCCTTCTCTAACTGTTTGAAATTCTTGATTAGCGGTTCCATCTGAAATTCCTAAGGATGATTCCTGTTGTAATTTACCTTGAATAGCTAAAGCTTTAACATATTGATCTCCAATATCTATTCGCAATTGATCTATAATAGGAGCTGTAGGTGTACTTACAGAAATAATTCTGTAGCGTAACCAATAATTATTTTCATTATTTACTTCGCCTTTAACCCATTCTAGTGTCAAATTCTCTGGTAGTATATAGTCTACATCTCCAGCTGCAGCTAAATTGATAGCAGTTCCAGAAACGGATAACTCTTTCCAATTTCTACCAGCTGTATAATGCTCTGGGTTATTATCCCAATCGCTAACTTGTTGACCTAGCAAGGTAGATGTAGTGATATAGTTTTTATTACCGCTTCCATAATCAGCCCATTCAGAAACTATATTTTCTTCTGCAGATCCAGTTTGATCTAGCTGAATTCTAACTAGTGTTCCAGATCTATCGCTAGTACCTAATAAATTATTAATCTCAAATCGCAATGTAGATCCAACTATAGCTACAGAATTTGGATGATCATCGAGAACATTACCATCATAGAATTCCCAGATACCTGTTAATCCAGATCCAACTGTATCAAAAGCCACATTTAGCTTATTCCACAAAATGCCACTATGTCCTATATACAAACAATCCCTAGCTGCAGGACTAGCCCATGGTGTAAAGTCATCTCCAGGAGCGCTATTAGCTTTGGCTGTATAATCTGTGTAAGTATCTAAGCTATAGTCATAGGCAAATACTTTGGTTATATCACCTTCGCTACTTGCAGCTACAGTAAGAGCTTCTAAAACCTCAAATGTAATTACTTCTCCTGTAACTTGAGATCTAGTAGCAACCTGAGCATATTGGTTAATAACTTGGGTAGCTACAGTTAATGGTTGTGTAAGCTTAAAAACAATATCAACTTTAGCTGGAGAAGCAGAAGCTAATTCATAATCTATAAGCCTAAGCATATTGCGAATAGTTTCAGCAAGTCTAGCTGTAGGTAACGTGTTCTCATTGGCTAGCATATCAGCATTAGTATTATTGAGGTGACCAACCAAAGCAAAAGCTCTAAGCAATTGAATTAATGGCTCATGTACAGATTCATCTGTTAATTCTGGTACATTGATACGCTTAAATTGAATTAACTGCTCTAATATTTGAGGATAATAAAAGGCAGACCAATCAAAACTAGGAATTTCAATATTTGCCATCTTATGCTCCTGTTCTGAAAGCGTGCCTAAACACCGTTGGAGTATCACTTTCCAAATTGATAAACTGAAATTCTAATATAAGCTCCTGTCTTGAAACATCTCTAGACCACTTAATTGTATTACGTGCAAGCTTATATAGCAAATCATCTTCAAATTCTTTAAATATTTTATACAATCTACGGGTTATATCTGCTCTAAGTTGATCTGTATTTGATCCAAATATCATAGACTCACCTAAAGATACATCTTGTTGATAAGCATTATCATTATAGCCAGATCCAAGAGCTGTTTTTATAATCTTAATAGCTTGCTCGTCTCCTTCTATAATTTTAGAGCCGCCAAAATTATTTACACCTACTGGAATTTTTAAGCCTTTTGCCATATTATGACCAATTAATTGGGCTACCTCCACCACTAGGAGTAGCCGTTCCTGTTCTTATCCAATTGTCAATTGCTGTAGCAAATCGCTGTGCTCCTTCAGCCCACGTGTCAGGAAACATCATGGTAAATAAATTGTAAAACCCTACAGATCCAGGGGGTGGCGTACCAACATAAGCTGGTAACATTCCGATAGCTATAGCATTAGCAAAATTAGCAAAGGCCAATTCCATTTCAGCTGAAGCTTCAACCTCTAATATAAATATAGCCATTAATTCTGTTTCCAAGCTAGAAGCAGCACTATCAACAGTTGTTGAAGAAGGAATAATATTAGAGGAGTAAAGTCTCATAGCCTCCTTCCATTTATATGCTGCATCTTCAGCACAATCGCTACAATCTTCTGCTAAATCGCACAAATCTTCTCTTAGCTGTATTGGATCTAACATTATTTACTAAATACCTCTGTTGATAATGTATTAGCTGGCAATGGAACAATTGGTACACCAGTTGGTCCCATAGCAGAAGAATGAGTATGAGTATCATAAGCTGTCTTAAATGAAGTACCTAAAACAACTGGCTCTACAGCGCCTTCACCCAACTGTATAATTCCATTCTGTAGATCTATCCTAATATCACCATTTTTTAGTGATATAGAAATCTTTTCTTGTCCAGTGCTATCATCAAATATAACAATGTTTCCAGCTGGAGAAGCAAAACCACGCCTTTTCCCATAGTTCGTTTTGAATTCATCATTAATAGGCGTATCTTGATTATATTCTCTTTTGCCTTCCCAGTGGATATCAGGAGCTTGGATAAAGCCTTGACCATATGATCTATCTTTATCGTTACTACTAACTACAACAATTTCTACTTCTTCGCCGATATCAGGAACATAGAACCAACCCCAGTCAAATCTAGGATCGATCCATCTATTGTATTTAATTTCATCTGAGCCAAGTAGCCCTATGCAAGAAACCTGTATCCTTCCTCTAGTTTCTGGATCCTGGTTGTCTACTACTGTAGCAGGAAATTTCTCTTCTGTATTCATCTATATAACTTTCCTTGCTGTGAAGTCTATGAGATATCCACTAGTTGGATTGAATACATGTCTCACTCTAGTAAAATAATAATCACCACTAAGCCCCACATCTGGAAGCTTTATCTCATGAATCTGTCTAGCAAAAACATCTGGTACACCAATTGTTGTACCCCTCCCCACAATGAAATTCTCTCTTCTTTTATTCCACCACATTTGAGCCCACAGCTTAGCCTCAATAGGTGTTTTAAATTTTATATCGCTAACTACATCTATAGCATAATTGCCAAAAAATAGTTTTAGAACTGCACCACCAGTGGTATGAGATTCTCCAATTGTTTCACTTGCATTTCCAGTGTATCTAACATCAGGTACTGATTCCGTATCATCAAATTCTTCAAGTACGGTTTGTGGTCCTGACTCATCTGTCCCAGGAATTCTGCCTTGAACCTGAAGCTTAGTAATTGCTCCTTGCAAGGCCATTTCTGGAACAAAATCTAATAGTGTTCCCTTATTTCCAGCATAATATTGAAATGTATGTTTGCTTACTTCTTGCTCAAGAGCTAAATTAGCTGGATCTTTAAAATGAAGTGTCCATCCACCATCGTAGTCAACCCAAAAGCTATAGCCCATGATATTAGCTAGGGCGTCAACAAATTCATAGTCGCTCATATCGGCTTTTTGAGGCGAAGAATATCTGCCTGGAGTTTCATCTATATCAAGATTTGAAAATGAATAAGCGTCTCTATTGGCTACATTCTCTACAGCTTCATGGATTAATGTACTTTCTTCTATAATTCTATCTTTAGATCTATCTATTGGCGGTCTATGTTGCATCATAAGAAAATCAGCAGTATTAGCTACTACATTAATTGTCGGAAAGCTATCTCCAGATGGATAATTGATTTTTACATTAGTAATAATAGCTCTACCAACTTCACTCACAGAAGGCCCATAACCAAAATAGAGCCCTAGCTCATTTCCTGGTTGCCATAGCTTGGAATCACTAAGCATAAAATCAGGATTAATTAATGTTAATCTAGCCTCATCAGCTATTCCATCAGCGCTTTCGTATTCTAATTCTTGTACAAATTTGCTTATATTGACACCTATCTCAACACCTTCAACCGTAATGTCAAAATTAGGAGCTGAAAAATCTGTTTTTTCTCCTAGTAATGAACTAGCTATGTCTCCTAATGCTACCATTATAACCCTATAGGAACTAACACAGAAAAATAAGGCTGATTAGTTCTTTCAAAAGTTTCATTTCGTAGATCTCGCTGTGGTGTTTCTTTAGTGCCAAAGCTATTTTTGAAAGTAGTTGACTTAGGTGTTATAACTTCTCGCTTAATAGCTCCGGCTGAAGGAAGCTTTATGATATCGCCTTCAGCTATAACCTGCTTATCGGGATGTAACCTTCTAATTACATCTCCCAATTTAGGCTCTCCATATTCTCTATAAGCAAGTAATTCGTAATAATCACCTTCTTGAGCCCTATGATATCGAGTCAAAGGAAATGGCTTTGGCTCTAAACTAAATTCTTCTACAGCTCTTATTGTAATTGAGCATTGTACGCCACGGATACCGCCATTTTTCTTAGGAAATCTGAAATATCTAATTTCGCCTAAGCTCATTCTGCCACGAGCTAAATTAATGTTGCCATCTCCATATTCAAATGATACATATGGCGGTCTTCCCAAGGAATCATCTTTCTTAGTCCATTCCTTGAGCTTAGCTATCTTATCTCCAGGAGCTGTATCATCAGAGGCCACAAAGCTCTCAACAGAGAAAGTAGCTGCGGCTGCTATGCCACTAATTACATCTGTGGGTGGCCCTTCATGATTTGCGAAAAAGAAAGCTCCAAAGGTTATAGTATCTGGTGTGCCACGCAAGTATTGTGTTATCGGATTAGTACGGTTAAGGGATGTGTGTTCTATCCATTCAGATCCAACATTTTCGGTAAGATCTATTGGGCCAAATTGTCCAGTAACTGGCTCTTCATCGGTATCTACATTCTTAATAGTCCATACGATAGGCTCATCAGCCAATAGCTTATTTATAGCTGATGCTATTGGCCCAGCTGCTACTTGACCTATTGCTCTACCTATTGCCATAATTACCTACTTATTGGCATTGCGCCATGATATGCTACTATTCCTGGTTGCCAAGGTTTCTCTTTTCCTCCCCTACGTTGTATCTCTCTTTCTGCCCTGCTATTGGCTTTAGCTACCTCTCTACCATCAATATTTATGCTAGTGCATTTGTCCTTGCTAACGCTATCAGCCGCCTGCTGAGCGGCATTTCGTGTCTCTCCAGCTACTTCTGCTAGATTCTCAGAAGTTACCGTTAATTGTTTAGCAAAATCTTGCATGAATTTAGCGTTTCCAGACTCTGATTCAGCAATGTATTTCTGGATCATTTCTTGATCCATTTGCATACCTTTCTTTTGGATTGCAGCTATTTGTGGTGCCCTTTTGGCTTTAGCTTCTTCGGGACCAAGCAAACCAGCTGCTTCTCTTTCTTCCATGGAAACAGCTTTTCTAACAATTATCGGTTTAGCTAATTCTTCTGACCACTTTTTCCAGGATTCAGGAGCTTGAATTCCGGCAAATTCTAAACCTTTAACAACCCAGCCTACAGTACTTTTAGCTAAATTGATAATGCCGTTAAACAGAGTTTCAAAAGCTGTAGCTATATGGCCTATAATTTCTTGATAGAAATTCAAAAAGCTTTGTCCTGGTCTTTTAAGCGCTAAAACTGCTATTCCAATAGCAGCTAAAGCTCCTAATAGAACCAAAACAGGACCAGAAACTAATCCCAACATAGCTATTCCTACAGCCTTTATTGAAGCACCAAAGGCTAATAATTTTTGAAATGCAAGAATACCAAGTAATTGACCTAATAACCATAGATCCTTAATAACTGTAATCAAATTTGCAGAGAATGCTACTTGTAAAATTGGCCCTAACCCTAAAAGAATTCTACCAAAAACAGATAACATTGGAAGCAAACCAGATACTGTCCACCATAGCCCCTTAAATAACATAGACACACCTTTAAGAGCCACTCCAAAAATTGGCATCATTGCCCCAAAGCCCATAAAGGTAAATGCAAATTCGCTTATTTTCCTTTTAGCACCTGGACCAAAAGCTTCATCTCCAGCTACACCCCACTGGAATAGAATCTTATGAATTGCTTTGAATGAATTGGATATATTGTTCATAGCATCATCAAAACCTTGAGCTATGGCTACCATATCCCAGCCAAATTTATCTCCAGCTTCTCTAAGCTTATCAAAATCTGCTCCACTTTTTCTAATTTCTCGAATAGCCTTAACTGCATATAAGAAATTATTAAGTGATTCAGTTACAGTTTGAAAAGCTTTTTTACCAGCTCCTTGAAATGGCAAGAATATCTCAATAGCTAAACTCTCCATTGAAGACATAAACAAAGTAAAAGCACCAGCTAAATTGTCTAATCTTGTTTTAGCTGCTTCAGATGCAGCTCCCATGCTATCAACTAAAGCGTTTTTCAATGTATTGGTTGATTCAACTCCAGCATCAGCTAAAGCAGCAAAAGCTCTAGAAGCACGCTGTGGGAAGATAACAGATTCAATTTCTGCTCTTTTAGCAAGATCTGGAATTCTATCTAATGCTTTTCTATAATCTGCAACCACTTCAATAAGCGGCCTAAAGCCTTTCCCATCGGCTCTTATAAGGCTAACGCCTAACTTCTCCATAGCCTTAGCTGCTTGTTTAGAAGGAGATACTAGAGCATTAACTAGGTTCATCATTAACATACCACCGGTGGAACCCTTATGCATTCGATTAGCCAATTGGCCCAAAACAGCTGTAGTTTCTTCAAGTGTCATCCCCCATTTTTGAGCACTAGATGCACCATAGCTCATAGCTTCAGCCATTTCAGGAAGCGTAGTAGCCGATTTCTGTCCAGCTACGGTTAATACATCTGAAACCCTAGCCGCATCTTTCATCTCTAGCCCCATAGCTCTAGTTACGCCACCAACATATTGAGCTGCTTCTCCTAACCCAATACCAGCAACTGCAGCTGCATCCATGGTAGGACCAATAGCTTCCATGATTTCATTGGCATTGAAGCCTAAAACACCCAATTCTTTTATAGCCTGAGCTGATTGGGTAGCAGAAAATACAGATTCAATACCTAGCTGTCTAGTTTTATCAACTAGCATTTTATATTCTTCTTGGCTAATTCCTCTCATTACAGCTTTGATATTAGAAAGCTCTTTTTCATATTCTACAGACTTCATTATACCAAAGCCCATAGCTGCAGTTAATGGCAACATTGCTTTAGATATTTCTGTAAGCCCCTTAGCTGTAGTTTGAGCACCCCTACCTATACTACTAAAGGCTTTAGACATATTAGATTCCATGCCAGATCCAGCATTTCTGGTTGATTGCTCAAGGCTAGAAATTGCACGTTTACCTCTACTCGCTCCAGCTTCCATTTGAGTTGGATTGAGTGTAAGTAGCGCTCCTAAACCCATGGATTCTAATGCCATTACTTTATCTCTTCAGCTTTCTTTTTTGCTTCAAAATATTTAATCATTCTATCAATATATTCTTCCATATATTTAAATTCCATCTCCATAGCTTGATCAAGATTAACTCCGCCACGCGAATGAAATGTTATAGTAAATAAGCTATCGTAAACCTCCTTATCCCCGATTAATGGGAAGTAACTGAGAAAAAATTATCATATGTCCAATCTATAGGCACTTTCCATTGATTATTGCAAATTAGCCTATCACAAACTGCATCTATACTCATATCTGGCCCTAAAGAATTATCATTTACCAATTTTAGAATTGTTTCAAAGTCTCTTTTGCCTATTTCATTTAATTCTCCATCAACAAGAGCCATATCTTTACCATTGACAGATTTGATAGATCCTAACACTATAGTTGATTCCATTTTTTCTAGATTTGCTGTATCTATATTTTTCATCGAAAACCATCTATTTTGTGTAAAGAGAATGGTTTCAGCCATTTCTCCCCTAATTTCAAATGGTTCTCTAAGCTTATATTCAAATTCAATATCTTCAATTTTATCAGCCGATCGAATAGGCAATGTGTTTAAATCTCCGCAAAATGAAGTTTTCCACCCACATCTTGGACAATTAAGGTTAACATCTATTTCTTCACCCATAGTCTCATAGCGAAGTAGTACATAAGCTTGTAAAACATCTCCATGATACATATGATAAATTGCAGCTAGCCTATCATTTTCTTCCATCTGTGTGAAATCATGTGGCCCAATTCTAGTACACATCTCTGATAGCACCACAGCCACATACTGAAAGAACGTAAGAGCCCCTTTGCCCTTTTGCCGCTGCTTACGCTTTAGCTCTTCGTTCATCTTTAGATTCCAACGTCTAAAAGCAAGATCTTTATGATAATATCCTGCTTTATCTGGAATGCCAAGAGCTAATTTTATACCATAATCTTTTAGATCTATTGTCTTAAATTTTTCTATCACAGCACACCTCCAATCGGATTATCCTTGATAGGCCCTGCTGTATGGGCGTTATTATACCGGGTTAACCTCATCAGCTTCAAAAAAGTATGTAAACATTGCTGGTTCACCTTCATTTTCCATATCGCCACCAGGAACGGTCCTTCCAGAGATCCATAGATTTACTAGCGAAAACGTTCTAGGCGTTCTATCTAGTCGATAGAAAACCATAGATCCGGCTTTTCTATGAGCTGGATCAACTGGAGCTTGACACTGTTTATACCATGCTTCTAATGATGCAACTTCTACATCATGATGCATAAATATAGTACCAGTAAATGACACTGGCATTTTCTCTCCAGAAGTTCTTTTAGTTCTATCTGGCATTTCTATAACATTTAATCTCTCTTCAATGTCATCAGAAGTTTTTAGTGTCAATGGCACTACTCCTGGAACTACCAATTCAAAACTATGAAGAGGTATATGATTCTCTTTAATCTTACCTTTTAAACCCATGTTTTCCTCCTAGCTAGTTCACTCTATTACAGTGTCTATCACTATACAGCTGCTTCAAAAATGCCAGCTTTGCCCATGCGAATAACAAATCTTTCTACTGTGTTGACGAACCTAAGCTGAACTTCAGCTATCAGATCGCCATTCTCTTTTGTTAATGGTGTATTAAGCTCATCATCAAGCTTAATGATAACGGCTTCATCAAATGGATATGCATCATCAAAAGCTTTATTGTTATATTCTACTTGAAAGAATCCACGCAATGAAGCCAAAGCTAATTGCTGTGTTCTAACATTGTTGAGAGCGAATATGATCCAATCATAACTCTCTTGCAGAACATGCTCATAGTAGCTCATAGCTTCACGCTGATGCTTCCATCTCCAAGTAGGATCAGTAGCAGGTAGACGATCTCCCCAGATAACAAAGTTACCTTGTTTCTTGATAATAACAGGAATTCCCTTTGGATTAAGAAGTTCCTGATCAAGAATAGCGTCTCCAGTTGGTAGCTTCAGGATAGCTGGCAACGTTGCATCGATACCAGCTTCAGCTTTATGATAACCAAAGTTGTCTACAGCAATTCTAGCTTCTCTACCATGAACCATTCCCGTAACAGGAACTAGTTTTAGCTTACCTTCTCCATTACCTTGTGGATCTGCCATGTAAGCGTAACTTGGGAAGATTGTAGCTGAATAATTACTTCTTCCAATTGTATCATTGATATAGTCAATTGCTGCATCTTCAGTAGTAATATTGCTCGGAATTTCAACTCTATATTGATGGTTTTTAGCATCTGCATAAGCTATACCAGCTTTTTGTACTGCTGTAGAATTTACACCTGGAGTAGCCAATTTCAATAGCCCCATATTAAGTCCAAGAACTCTATTGAATGGACTAGAATCTACATCCCATAGTTGTTGATTATAGCTAGCATCTACAACATCTGCATTACCATCTCTACCGCCTTCAAGCTCTAGAGTTGCTTCAACTCGAAAGTCATCTGCAGTAGTAGCTACAGCTGTCATGTCAGATCCATCAGCTACAGTGATAATCTGATGGGTGTTATCTACAATCCGAAACTTTTTGTTTCTATCAGCAGAATTGGTTTGATCTGGAAACAGATAGCCACCGATCAAGGAATCAGCTATAAATGGCTTGTAGTTAATAATCAATGTATCTGTAGCAACCAACGGAGTAGCTCCAGCTGTAACCGTAAACGGTGGAGCCCACCAGATATCAGGTGTAAATAGAGATCCTAGCGTAATAGATCCAAGATCACCAAACTTATCACTAACTGCATCTCCAGCTGTAGGTGATGTCATGGTAACAGTAATCTTCTGAGCTACCATCAAATCAGAAGTAGTTCCCAATGCAAAGGTTGGATTTCCACCAGTAGGAGAGTTGATAGTAAAATCTGCTATTTCAGCTGTCAAAGTCAAAGCTGTTACTGCAGAATTCTTGCCATAGATATTAGCTGGTCGAATAGCGCTAGTAATAGATCCAACCCAAACATTAGTGGCTTCGATCTCATAATTGGCAGAATCGTTATTTATAATATCTACCCAATACCTTGAGGATGCAGGATCCATAGAGAGGTTTGGATAGCTAGTGATCAAATCTCCATCAACATATACATCTAATGCAAATTCAGTATCTGGATTTTCTTCACCATTCCTGATTTTGATGCTAATAGCTTTACTTTCGTTTTCACGAGTAATATAAACCTGAAGATCTGTTGGTGAACCCCCAAGATCAGTAGCCATAGTTAGATCTGGCTCAACTGTGAAATCCCATTCACTGGTTCCTGAGTTCCAGACATTACCAAGGATCTTATACTGTGTGGTTCCAACTTCACCAAACTGAATGTATCCACCCTTATATTCATCAGTCTCAAAAGAGCTTTCAACAACTGTAGGCACCTCTGAAGCACCTAATGAAAGAACAGTCTCAGTTACTTGACCTACAGCACTTAAGAGAGTTGTATATCTCTTTAACTTACCGCCCCAGCGTCCGCCATTATGAGCTTTGATAGTACCTACATGTGTTAGAACAGAAGACATGCGAGCATATAGCTTCATTTCAGCTTGTAGCTCATTGCCATCAGTAACTCGCACAAGAACCAAGCCTCCAGCTCCATTAGCATTTTTGTAATACTCATAGATTGCATCTGGGCATAGGCTATCATCCAAATAGCTTCCAACCCTACGCTGTGCCAACTTGCTAGTACCAGCAAAAATCAATTCACCAACTGGCCCTTTTTCAAGGATACCGCCATAACCTGCCCATCCAAGAGCCCCTGGAGAAATTTGCTTTTCTCCTTCAAGTTCTTGAATCTGAGTTCCCGCTCCAAAAATAGGCCCATAAACCTTATTTGCCATAATTCCTCCTTATTGGACTTCTACGTCTAAATCGCCTCCAATATCAAACTGAGCCACAAGATTTCCATCATAAGCATCTTTTGCCCATACACAGAAATTAGGGATTCGGAACGTTGCGACCCAAGAATGCAAATCTTTTTCTTCCTCGGAATTTGATTGCTCGTATTCCTCTACTAACCATAGCCTATAACGTTCATCTAATCCTGTCGATACAATGATAAAATTATTCGCGAAATACCGCTTAACAGCAGATGTGAGGCGAAGGTGATCTACTTGTTTATCGGTTATACCTCGAATAGTAAAATTTAGATTCCCCTGTATGGGACCTGGCAAAACTTTAGCTGTTCCGTCTGATTTTTTACCTACATAGTCTTCTGTGTACCACTGTACTGCATCTGTAAAACTAACATCTTCTAGTATCAACGATGGAATTTTTTCTACTTCATACCAATCTCTGCTAGTAGAAATAGCCACTATTGGCTCATACTTGAACCTAATCCACATTAGCTGACCAGCTACAACTGAAGCTGAAAGCGTTAGCTGTTTGGTAACTGGATTATAGCTACTAAATATGTCGTTATTATGATCCGGATCTGTAGTATGGTTGAATACAGAGTCAATATCAACTATGTTATAATCTGTATCAATTTCTATATCCATATCAACATAGGTTCCAGAATTTTGCTGTACCAAATTGATTCTAGCTATCGGTCTGATATTTGTCTTCAATTTTCTGACAATAGTTCTGAGAATCATATCCTCTTCTTCAGAATCAAGAAGAGCACCATAAGCTACACGAATCTCTATCAATTCTGGAGTCACAGTTGAATCTGATGTTCTGAGATTAACTATTACCTGTAGCTTTCTTTCTGTAGCTGGAAAGGAAACTATGTTCTCAGCTATTTCATCTTCTGTATTCCAGTTGTTTGTGGTTACAGCCCATGCGGATCCATTCCAGTAATATTCGTTTGTTCCATCTCCAAGTCTAAAATATGCCGAAGTTACTTGCTCGCCATTAATCTTTTTATGTAGAATTTCTGCGTCAAAGCCTTGCCATTCTCTTACTGCGTCTGGATTAGCTATCCATGATTTTACATAAAGATCTGTAGCTGTAGGATAAACATTTGAGCCATAAGTTCCTAGCTGTGCTCTATGTGTTTTTGGATCAATTCTGGTATTTGGACCTAATTCTACCCTAGCCCTATCGGCTTCTTCAAATGTAAAATGCTTTATGTAAGTTCTTAAATCCATTATCTTGTTTTCTTCTTACCACGCTCAGCTAATTCTTTAAACCCATCACCAATTGACTTTAGCCAATTTGCTTCAGCTATTTTCTTAAGGCTAGGATCTTGCATTGCATATCGTATAAATGGCCTTTTAGGAATAACTATTGCTTTAGTTGAAGCTTTTAGGGGATAGAATTTTTTGGTTTTTGACATTTCCCAAATAGCTTTAGCCCTACCGCTTAATTTTGAAATAGGAATATTACCATTTGAGGCTTGCCATAAGTACCAAAACATAGCTCTCATTTTTTTAGTAACCTTAATGGTAACTCCATTATGTACGGCTTTACCCACATTGTAATTCTTGTCTGTTCTAAGAAGCCCTATAAAAGCTATATTCCAAGCTGGAACAGAATAAGTAATAGCATTAAACATATCAGCTCCAGCTGTTCCAACTATTGGCTTATTACCACCCTTAATAGCCCTTGTAAGTTCTGCGTTTCTAGGTGGTACACCTGTCTTTATCTCTTGCCTTATCTGTCTCCTAATGGCTATAGCGTTTTTTGTAGTGCCTTTTTTGATATGCTTCTGCATTCCTATCATTAGAGTTTTTGGAGAAAGTCCATTAATTAGCACTCTCCAATTTCCATCTAATTGTATTGATACACTAGCCATGTTTTGCTGGTTGCCGATCTGCAAAATAGCATTTTAGTAGAGTGTGACCAAAGGCTGAATAATGCCCCATTGGCTCTATGCGAGAAATATAAGAATCATGAGATATATTGCCTATTTGTATAATTCTGTCATTAACATTTATTGTAATACTAGCGCTATCCAAATCTCTCTGTCTAAAAAGCACATAGCCTCTTTCATTTTCCTGAACTCCACCAGTATGGTAAGATTGCTCCTTGCTAGAGCCATACTTCACTTGACCAGGAATTGTTACTGTAGAATTTCTAGCAGCTTGTTGAATTGGCTCTCTAGCATCTTCATCATAGATTGTTTCACTATAATTAATTTGCTCAATCTGCACATTTACCGGATGTAGCAATCTAGGATAAGGCATTAGTAGTATCTCCAATGGCTAGGAGTGGCTATTCCGATTGGAGCTTTATAAAGCTTTACGATATCAAGAATTTCTTGATCCTGAGTTATACCCGTAAGTCCTACTCTTCTATCTACAAAATCTGCATCTCCATATTTGATAGAATGCCCATCTGTTTTTTCTTCAATTACTACTCCAGCTATAATCGTAGGGGGTGGAGCTGGAGCTGGATCTCCAAGAGCTATATAAACCGGATTTGTAAGCTTTTCAATTACAAGCTTTAGCAGTGCTCTCTGAATAAGCAACGGTGTTGTTCCATCTGGTTCTGTAAAACCAAATGTGCCACTAACTACATGGTTCTGATAACCTTTTTCAAAAACTATTGGGTATCTGCTATATGGAGATACGAATAAGCTTCTTCTAGTATCTGTACTTCTTCTAAGCTTAATTCTTGGATTTCTTCTATCATCAGGATAGGTGCGAGAATTATAAACTCTATATAGCGATGTATCTAAATTATCAGGAGAATTGTTAATTCTTAGATAGTCACAGGTTATAATTGGAACTCCAAGATGAATGGTATCCGTATTATCTCCATCAAAATTTATCGTTAACGCTCTAGAATTAAACCATTGCCTACACATTCGATCTAAAGCTTGTTGCCAAGTTATAATTGCCGTTTCTATTTGGTAATCTGGAAAATCATCAGATGCAGATCCTAAAGCTGCCTTAACATCTTCAACAGTTATATAGGTATCTGTTGGTACTCCATCTACAGCTATTAGCTCAAAATCTTCAGCGCCATATTGAAATGAAGATGTAGATTGATATTTCCATCTCCAGAATATCCTATGTGTTCCAACCCAAGCATCAGCTTCTGGCGTCCAGCCTTGGGAATTAGCATTGTCGTAAGCATAGTAAGATCCTGTATCAAATTTACCAGGAGCTGCAGAAACATCTTCCCAACCGGACAATGGAAAGATCTGTGTGCCTGGTAGTCCATCTTCAATTCTAAAGATCTGAAATTCAACTGAATACATATCGGTTTTTACACTATTTAGCGTAGTAAACCAATTGATGTTAGTAGTTGTATTTTCTTCTTCTCTAGCTATTCTTGGCATAATTTACCTACGGAATTGCTCCATCTGGATCAAATGGTGAACCTTCTGCGTCTTTTTCTACATAAAACCCTTGAACTACATCTCCAGCCAAAGGTGCTGTAGTCATAGTAACTTGGGTTTCGCTATTTTCCACACAGCCAAAGCGATCATCATCTTGCTCATAGCTAGTTCCATTAATAACTGGCCTAAAGCTACCAGCAAGAAATGCTTCAGGCGTAGTAAATACTGTATTTACTCCATTTACCGTTCCAGTTAATTCTACGATTACGCTTGCCATGATAACCTACTGATAATCTTGATCAAATGTTCCTAGCCAATTCGTACCGTCAAAAATAAACTTAATTAGATCTACGGCGCTAGAACCTACAGATATTGTTGGAGCCGTTCCACCAGGCCAAAGTATTTTTGCTGGATAATTTGTAATATTGTAAGGGGTTGTAGCATCTTGAATTACCTTTAGATAAAGCTTAGCTGATCCAGCTGGATCTGTAAATGCTGGGGCTGTAACATTTTCTGTGAGCGTAATAACTAGAAAATTGCTATCGCTAAAATCAAAAGTAGCAGCTCCAGAAACAGAGGAAACAGTTGGTATAGCCTTATGAGATACAGCTCCAGCTTTTTCTATATTAACCTGAGTGGTTGAACCCTTGCCAATTTCGACTACATCTGAATCGCCATCGATAGTGATTTTTGTGTTTTCTACACCAATTCTACCAACCATGATTAATTTCTCCTTATGGAGCCATGAATAAAATCGTTAAAAAAGCTTCCACTTACCAATTCAGATATTGATCTTGTTATTAATCCGTTATTTTCTGAAAAGTCTCCACCACCTGTAGACATTATCGGTGTTTCTAACGACACAAGTACCTTACCACCTTCTCTAACATTGATCCCTATTCCAATCGTTGTTTCAATTTCTATTCCTCCAGTTACACTAGATAACATCGCGTCTCCGTCGCCAATAACATTTATTGCGTTTCCAGAGCTTTTAATTACTATTTTTTTAGATGGCCCGAAAGCTAAAGTTGCCAATTTTCCATTTATTGATAGTCCAACATCGCTTGATAATGAGCCAATAAGAATGTCTGTGTTTATTGCATTGATGTACGCAAATGCCCTAGGTGTCACAGAAACGCAATTATAACCTCCACCCCAAATTGATCCAAAGAGCATAAATAGGGATCCATAGGTTATAGACAAACCTTCTGCATTAACGCCTCCCCTAATAGAGCTATTTTCATCGCCTCGTAAATAAAACGTCCCTTGATCAAAAGTTTGACTTTCTACAACTATGCCCCATCCATTCCAGCTTAATTCGTTATCTATCCCTAAATCGCTAACAGCAGATGGTGCAGCAAAATATCCAGACAAGCTATTAAAAATCTCATATCCGCTATGTATAGAACTATTATTTAGGTGCATATCTACTTCTTCTGTGAATAGTATGCCAAACATATTTATACCGCTATTTATAATATTAAATTCCCAATATCCATAGCTTGTTGATTTTGTAAATCTAAAATTAATTAGCCATAGTCTTGGCTCTATGTACCTTGGAAAATGCTCAGGAGAAGGTGGAGAAAAATTACTAGCAAAAACCTTGGTATATTCATCCGAATAATAAATTACAACTTCAGGTTTTATAATTCTATAGGTATCGTTCTCTGCTACAGCTGCGCTAAATAATACATTAGGGTATATGTCTGTAGCTGTATTATTTCTTATCGTCCTTCTATCTCCAGCTGCAGCTCCAGTTAATATTTCTATAGTAGCTCCATAATATTCGCCAAAACCATCATATTCTGTGGTACTTAAACCAGAAGTTTTTACCGATTGGTTAGAGCTACCAGCTAAAGCTGCAGTAGAACTAAGAATTTCAGTAAATCCATCGGATGATCCACCCCCTCCATCACCTATTATATAAACATGAGCGTTTAGATCGCGCTTCCTAAATGACGGCACTTCATACCCGTTTCCGCTGTGTGGACCAACATGTATTCTTATAGTGTGATTAACATGAGACGGTATTCTTTTTTCTGCTTCAACAATTGAAGCTAATGGTTCAGAGCTGGTTCCAGAATTTGAGTCACTCCCATCTGGTTCTCTAACATATATGTCCATTTCACTAGAAGTTGCAAAATCAACACCACCAATTTCTATATTATCATCGCCAGAATTGATAACAACTTTTCCAGCTTCAACTTTTACACTACCCGCCATTAAAATACACCTCTATAAATTGAGCCATGTGTTAAGTCATCAAAAGATGTATTATTAGTTAATGTAGCAATAGCCCTAATAGTTGCCCCATTGTCTTCTGAGAAATCATTCCCGCTAGCAGAAATTGTTGGAGGGAAAAGAGATACTTGTATTTGACCATGGTTTTTTGTTACCATGCCAATTCCCGATGTTGTATATAGCTCAATTCCACCTGTTGTAATAAATAAAGCTAATCCATTTTGTTTACTTATTATGGAGTTTCCAGAAGACTTAAGTATTGTTTTAATTGATCCAAATGTAGCTATATTTAGGTAGCCACCATTATCAATGCCAATACCAGTAGCTGTAAGAGAACCTATTAATATGTCCGTAAAAGTTGAAGAAATATATAATATAGATTCATGCGTATTTGAAATTGCTTGATATTGTCCGCCCCAAATTGAGCCAAATACCAATGTGCATTTACAACGAACATTTGCTAACGATTCAATATTAATTGAACCAATATAATCTCCACCACCATATAGTGATAAGCTTCCTTGACCAACTGTTGAATTAATTATAACACAACCCCACCCAGCCCAACTTTTTTCGTTTGGCGCTCCCAAATCATTATAAGCCGATATAACATTGTAATCAGCAACGCTATTAATATTTTCTATACCAGAAGCAAATAATGCTCTAGTATTTGTGATTTTTGCCCTTTTAGCAAATTCAACACCTAAAAATACTACGCTACTATTTGAAAATGACACCTCAAAAAAACTTTGTGTTGTTTCTAGCTTAAAATTAATAAGGAATAAGGAATTGCCACGATCTGTAGTGTATTGTTCATTTATATATAAACCAACGCCAGAAGCTAATATTAGATCATTTGGATCAGAATAATAAATTACAGTTTCTGGTTCAACAATTCTATATGTGTCTCCAGTTGAAATAGTTGCACTAAATGGAGTATTAGGGTATATGTCTGTAGCTGTATTATTTCTTATCGTCCTTCTATCTCCAGCTGCAGCTCCAGTTAATATTTCTATGGTTTTTCCCCAATATTCGCCAAAACCACCATATTCTGTGGTACTTAAACCAGAAGTTTTTATTAACAAATTTGAGCTACCAGCTAAAGCTGCAGTAGAACTAAGAATTTCAGTAAATCCATCGGATGATCCACCCCCTCCATCACCTATTATATAAATGTTTTGACTCAAAACTTTTTGTCTAATGTTTGGTCTAATGTAGCCACTTCCAGTATGTGGGGCTACATGAATCCTAATCGCATGATTGACATGAAATGGAATTCTGTTGACGGCTTCTGTGAGTGTAGCTAAAGGCTCAGAGATAGTACCAAGGTTGCTATCGCTACCATCTGCAGCTCTTACATAGATGTCCATTTCCTCATATGTTTCATTTATACTGGCTATTATCCAAGAGTTGGCTGCAGATGTTCTTTTGCGCCAAAAAATAGTACCAGTTTGTTGTAAAAACCACGTACCTTTAGGAGCCCCTTGCAAAGCAGCTGGAGCCGATCCACTATTTGGATTTCCATCATAGCTAGTTATTTCATAAGTTAAAAATGCCGATCTTCTCGGAAGCTCCAAATTTACAAAATCTTCAAAGGCGGTCATTATACAATCTCCTCTACATTTGTAATTTGGGCAGTTCCACCGCTATTAGCTCCAGCTGCAGCTACATCATTCCACCAAAGTGTTTGAGGGTTTGTATTCAGGGGAGAATCTATAGTATACTCATTAGCTGCATCAGCGTGATCTCCTTGTGGAGTATGCCGTACAGCTGGTTGATTAGTTGATGTAAATATTCCAGCTTGAATTTTAGTATAAGTTACAACTGCTACATTTAGAGTTGTAGTTTGGCTAAATGCTGCAAATGTTAAGGTTCTTGCCACAAACCCACCTAGCACATAGCTATCATCTCCGGTTATAACAGTAGTTACAATTCCAGCCAAGTTTGTAGCTGATAGACTTTGCCAATTATAGGTAGCTTTTACATCATCATCATGCACTTGTAGCGTTCTAGTATAAACCGTTGGGCCACCAGACCACGAGCCAATAAATGTTCCACCGCCAGTATCTTCAGATAAAGAAGGAGCTGATAGCAATTGCTGATTGCTAGTTAGTGTTATGGTGTGATTCTGAATACTGGTTCCATCGTTTCCACCAGATCTAAGCCTAGCAGCTGGTTCAGCTACAGTAATCTGAGCTGCAACATTAGCTATATTGACGGTAGTGTTAGCAATTGTATCTGCATCATTAGCAGCTCTATTAGCTGTGATCCTAAAGTTTGTAGTAGATACATTATATGTACCACCAATTCTAGATACTGACTTAGAAGCTTCATAGGTTGTAGCATTAGCTATATTTAATTGAGTACCTGTTGGATCAGAGTAAACAATTGTATCAAAGTTTGAACATGTATTGGCTACATTAGCCGATTCTGAAGCCTTAAGTGCTCCTTGTGCTCCAGGATATGTTACAGATCCTATAGCTACACTAGGATGCAAATTGTTACAATTAACTACGTGAACACCCTCTGTTGTTCCACCGCCAAAATCTGTATCTCTAGTTGATCCCCATGCTCCAGTTACTGCATCTCTAGCCCTTACTCTAGCTGGTCTAAGAACAGGAGAATTACCTCTATCTGCTACAGTTATTTGCTCACTAAATGAGCTTCCAGATAACCCTGTTATAAGCTCATACTTACCAGCTTCATAGTCGTAGATTTCTATAGCATCAATTGCTTTGTCTGTAGTCCCTGTTATCCCGTAATTGTCATCTTCCTTAAGTTCAGTTTGAGAACCGGGGTAGCCACCTGTAAAAGATAGTGTCAATAATTCTGGTGGAGCTACTAGCGTTACAGCTACTGTGTCTGTGGCTCCAGGATTATCATCAGCTGTTTGTATTTCAATTGCAACATCTCCGCTACCAGCTATAGTAATATCTATAGCTCCTTCATAATATCCACCACCAACATCCCTGGTAAGCTCAAAGGGGCTTCCACCTATCTCTACCTTTGGATAGCTAGAGCGAATTGAAAGAGTAATATCTACGGTGCTAGTAGTAAAGGATTGAAGAACTGTATTGCCTGTATCTTGATAAACCTTATTAGAAATTGTTCCAGACACTTGAACGTCTGCATCTGTAATATAGACCCAACCACTACCTCCAGCTCCACCGCCACTATAAAATAAAGATTTTAGAGATGCATCTCCACCGAAAACAGTAACTGGATCATCGTGCCAATTACCTGCATCATTACCATAGATAATTCGCTTTAGCTGACTAAGTATGCCTGTAAAGAAATCTGATAAATCTGTAGATGAAGCCTCTATTCCTGATACTTCTGCTCCTGTTAGTGAGTCATCAAGATTATCTGGTTTAGCTATTTGCCGAAACCTTTTGAATCCTATTGTCATTATAGCCTCACTATCGGGTTAAAAACAGAAGTACCAGTTTTAGCTAAGGTTATCCTTGAAGCCTTTTGCGCTAGATGAATCATTACAGCTAGCCTAGTATCATCAGCTTGAACAATAAGCCTTTTGCCACCCTTAAATTTCTTCTCAGAAATACTATCCAAATGTTCTGCGTACATGAACGTACTTTTATAGCTATCTGGCCTAGTAACAGAATATTGCACTCCATCATATACAATAGTTAATGCTGTAATTAATTTCTGAAAGCCAGTATCCTTACAAGAATTAACCCATTTTTCACACTGAGCTTTATCCTCTAGATCAAACCGTAAAGTTTTTCCATCATTTAGATGCACATGAAGCATTGATCCCCTTTGAGAAAAGACCAAACAGGAGATTAGTAATATGCTAATCGCTGCTAGTTTTATCCTCACTTTCAATGCCTTTGTCCTTCTTCTTTCTTTTACGGCCGATTTTTCTAGTATCTTCAGAATCAAAATTCAACAATTGCTGTGAGAAAATATCTTCATCTACTTCTATTTTCACATCATCCATAGAGAAAACTTTTGCTTCTTTTTTAACAAGTTTCTTTTTTATAGAAACTTTTAAGCTTTTAGCAAATTCAGGATATTGCTCTTTTAGATACTCAAATTCTTCTTCGGTCATAGAAGTTGTAGCACCTGGTTTAAAGTGTATAGCTCCTTTAACTGAACGTGCTACAGAATCAGGAAAATCAATTTGGCAAGGACTGATAAATTGTGATGCAATTACGTTAATCATTATCAACCAATACAGCCTTTCTTTCTACTTTCTTCCTACCACGCTTCTTAGGCTTCTTTTCTACCGATAAAGCTTCAGCAACATCTGGTGTTTTTTCCACGTGTTGAGCAGACACCTGTTTATTATCCTCTACTTCATCCTCACTAATCTTTAGTAGTGTAACACTGAATTTCTCAGGATAATTTCTACAATACTGAATTAGCTCTGGATTGCTAGTAGTTATATGCTTCCCATACATAAGCTTAATTCCAACAGCCTTACAGGTATGGGATCTAATTCCGCCGTTAAGTTCTATTCTTACAGTTTCCATGCTTGAGTCCTCCAAACACATGGGTTTAAGATTAGCCCCTAGACACACCATGTTATCTAGGGGCTATATCTAATAGTTTATGTTACATTGATGTTGTATGCTTTTACAAGTGCGTCGGTTTCTTCAACCTGACAGGAAATTTTCATATGCATGACATACTCATTTCCACGCTTGTAAATATCACGTTGCTTTTCCATGGTCATATCCCGACCGATACCAACAAGGTAGTTTTCCATATGGGTCAGAATAATCTGTGGATATGCCTTATAGGTAATTTTCACAGTTGCACCATCACCAATCACGCCACCACCATTACGAGCAATAGTACCATTGGTGTAGTTCATATCATAGTCTGAACCTTCAACATATGGTGTGGTTGGTGTAGTACCAAGAGTGCTAGGGGTAACAACCTCAGAAGCAGAAACAATTGGCTTATACCTAAGAGCAACAGCAGTGGTTCCAGGAAGTGCCACATGCTCAACAACTGTAGGATTGAACTCCATCAAAGGAACTTCCACAATGGGAATACCAAAAGGAGTCTGCATTTCGCCTTCTGCAGCTCTGACGCCCTTCATGTCTTCACGTGCTGAAATCTTCTCAACATACAATTGAGCTAGATTTGGAGCCATGAAGAATCGAAGTGATCTCTTATTCCTACGGAATTTAGTTGGCATAGAGTTGATCATATCACTAAAAACCGTCAACGAAATATCAGCTCCAGCTACATTTAGGGTGTGACCTGCATCGGCAAGCCGTAGCCAACCCTGATATAGGGAAAGCAAAGGATCCTTTACGTATTGCGATGTAGATCCACCTTCCCATAGATCGCTCTCAAGGCCAGCTTCACCAAGAATGTCGCCACGTAGGCATAGATGCTCAAGATCATTAGCTGCTTGCTTAGCAAACATACGCATAATGTGATCTTCGCCTTTTGCACCCTCAATACTCAGCTCCAGAAAAGAGTCAGAGATTTCCCAAGGCAGAATAACTTCCTTTGGATTAAGGCTGATCTTGGAAGTGGTAACGCCACGCCGATTACTAGGAGCAACCATCTCTGTAGCCGGTTGCATAACACGTGCACCAATACCGATCTTATCAATATCAAACTGCTCATTCCTGAATTTAACAATTCTAGCATTGTTCTTCAAAAATGATTCATCAACTACATAGTCGATCAACGTATCAGCTTGCCTTGGGTTGAACTTACCGTATGAAGCCAACGCATCAGCGGCCGTGATAGCAGACTTGATTATCTCATCATTAGTCATTCCCATTATTAATTCCTCCTATTGTTAGGGAGCGATAGTAGGCCGCTCTCTTATAAGATGCCCTTGAATACGGATTCATCTTGATCAAGTTTTTTCTCGACAGAATCTTCTTTAGATTGCGCCTCTTTTCTAGTTCCTTCAACTGCTTCAAGGCGTTTCTCAAAAGCTTCAAACTTTTCTACTATATCTGAAGTAGCTTTTTCAGAATCAGCTTTGCTTTCCTCTGATTTGTCTACAGGAAACATTTCTTTACTAATGCCCTCTATAATGTTCTTGGTGGCTTCAAGATCAACGCTAGCCAAAACATTCAGAAGTTCTTGAACGGATTTTGTCAAAGCAGAAATTCTGTTGGTCGTAAACCTTTTGCCCTTTTCCACTTTTTCATTATCAAATTCAATATTGCCATCTTCATAAACCTTTAGAACAGCTTCATTCTTGGGCTCTTCTGTTTGAGTTTCTTGAGATGCTTCGGGTTCTTTCTCTGGCGTCTCTTCAGCCTTTTGAGTAGGTTCTTTTGTTTCGTCCTTTTCAGGATCAAATACTCCCATGTCTTGCCTCCTGTAAATTATAAATTCACGCAAAATTGCTGGTTTATCAACAATAGATACCTCTTTAGTATCTAGCGCCTTAATTTCTCTTGGTTTATTTTCTGATATATTTTCTGTGCTATTGATATCAGATTCTGACATTATCTACCTTCTACTGTGGCTATACCGCCAATACTAAAGCCTGTCAGATCGCCACTTTTCACCTTATTCCATACACTATCACTGGAAACATGCACTGTCATCACCCAACTGCCCTTTTTTATCATTTTTTTATTTAGTGTAAGTTTTACTGGTGCAATGTATGACTCTACTAATTCTATCCCTATATCATCAAATTCTGAATGCATTAACCCCATTCTGGTATCTTTATTGTAGTTAGATAGAAACTTATGTGCTGTTTTGCGAATAGTTTCTGGCTTTTCGTAATCGTTATGTGCATCAACCTCATTAGGTTCTAATACTATTCCAGTAACTAATCTAAGCTCTTTACCATCTTCAGCCTTTTTCAGTTCATGCTTTTCAATAGATAGATTGAAATTATTGAAGTTTCCAACTCTTGAAAAACTCCAATTATCCTCAACTTTCTCTATTTTATATAGGCCATTTAGTACATCACCTTTGAAAATAACCTCTATCAATTCGTCTGTTTCTGATGTAATTGTTGCATTGCCACTATCCAGAATTTTAATATCTGAAGCTGAACCAATACTCTTATTGATGTAGTGCTTAGAGCTAGTTCTGCCATTTAGATCTATTGAGTCTTTATGCTTATCTCTCCAAATTGTTATATCAACTACATCATTATCTATTGGATTATCAGATAAATCTAATACAGTAACAAAGTCATTGCCTACATCTATCCTAATAGCATTCTTACTTTCATCTCCAAAAGATTGTTTCTGTAAAACGAATTTAGCATTAGCTTTAGAAAGTGTAGTTGACTTCTTGTATGGGGCTGAAAAATCAATATCAACTTCGCCATTTTTGATAGCTTTGACCAATTCATCTCTGGTCTCTTTTGCTCCTTCGGTCTCATTCCAATATTGGAATTTCTCTGGAATCTGCTTTCTAATTTCTGAAGGAAGCGCTGAATAACCTGCTTGTGGCATCCACCTTTTGCTAACAGCTCTATCGCTAATCGCATATGGCGTTTGGTCATCTGGCCGTATTGCCAACCATGCAATTCTCTTCTCTGCTTTTTGGACAGACGAGAATACGCCTTGAGCTTTTAGAAATTCAACAAAGCAGTTTTCGCATAAATGCAATAGCTCATTGCTTCCAGACCATGCTATTTCAAGAATCTTCTCTTCATCTTTAGAACCACAGCCACTGCAAATAGCTAATTCGCTCTTTTTTATGTTGAGTTGCCTAAAGATAATTCTTGAATTTAGCCCAGATCCTTTAAAGAAGTACTCATGGAAATCTTGCTTTTGAGCGCCATATTCAAAAGTACCCTTAGCTACTATGTCTATGATACCAGGATATTCTCTGGTAGCTCCAGCTGGAACCGGATCATTTGGCTCTGGCTTTTCTATCTTGCCTTCTACATTGAGCCATTCCCAAGGCATTTGAGATTTTTTCTCAGATAGAATCTCTGATTTACCCCAATGGTCATTATTCCAATCAATTTTGCTTATATTGGATAGATTTTTAGCCAATTTTTCAGCTTGATCCAAAGTTACAACTGGTTCTTTTACAGCTCCAGGGATCTGAGTATTTAGTGTCCATCCAATAAGCTTTTTGCCAGGGCTATAGCTCATTCTAATATCAGAGTGGACAGATTTACCCCTCCAGTGCTGTTGCACAACGTACTTATAAATCTGTCCTTCTTTTGGTGGAGAAGTGTATAGATCTGCCTTCTCTAGCGATCTAGTAACTCTTTCTCTTTTCTTATTCTCATCTTCAAGAATTTTTCTTGCTTTATTCTGTAAGCTTTCAAGCTGATCTGCTGATAAGCCAATTTTGCTTTGTGGAATTCTAGCTATAGCGTTGCGTAGATGAGGTAAATCAACATTGCCATTAGCATCTTTATATGGAAAGTGTCTTAATGTTCTAGGTATAGTTTTTCCTTCATCATCTTTTTTGCCACCGCTTTCAACATATAAGAAAGCACTATCTGGAAGCGTATTGATATAAGCCGTTGACCAAACAGCTTTTTGTGTTTCTTCTTCAAGAAGCCTTCTTGCTTTATCCTGTAGTCTGCTTATTTCGTCTGCACTTAAGCCAATTTTGCTTTGTGGAATTCTAGCTATGGCATTCCGCAAATGTGGAAGATCTATTTTGCCACTTGCGTCTTTATAAGGGAAATGCCTTAAGCTTCTAGGTACGGTTTTGCCCTCCTCATCCTTCTTACCACCAGTTTCGACATATAGAAAAGAGCTGTCTGGCAATGTATTGATATATGCTCCAGACCAAACGGCTTTCTCTAATTCAAACCATTTATTTTGCTTTTCAGCATAAATCTCAAAATCATACGACTCTTGATCTAGCCCGTTGTCTGGTGGAACAGGATGTAACTTATTTCTTACATATAGCTCATCAACAACCAATGAATGCAAGTTCATTATTTCTTCTGCATAAAGCGTTTCACTTTTCTGATATGCTTTATGCAAATTGAAATGAACGTCCACTAATTCATCTATAGTTAGATTTTCTGGATTTAGATTATTCGTGATTTCTATTTCTCTTTTCTCAATTATTTCTGGCCCATTAGCTTCAGACTCTTCTTTTGGTTGATCGCTAATCCAGATTTTTTTTGCCAAAATTTCTAATGAGCTTCTATCGTATTTGCATTTCATGGGTTCATCAAACTTATTAACAGATTTAACCTCCCATGCAACAAAAGGTCCGTAATTCCATGAAGGCTGAACTTCTCCCCACTCTTTTTGCATTTCTTCTGTAATAAGATGCTTTTCTTCATATTTTGCAAAATCGTTGGGCTCAATTATGAAAGACTTGCCAAATTCTATAGTACCCAAGGCTTTATCCATACTAAGGAGCAAAAATCTTTTATCATCTATGGCTTCAAAATTTGGTAAAGATGTTCTTACAAATAGTTTAGCTTCACCATTAGCAATTGATTTTGCTATTTTTGGTGGAGTTATTTTGATACCTTCATCTGGTAGCAAATTGCTTTTATATCCGCTAGTTGGATATAGCTTTCCGCCATCTTCTAAAGTAGTTGATGTGATCGATTTTTCTTTTTCCATGTTCGCCTCCTAAGACAAATTTGGCAAAATTGATTCAATTTCTTCTTGTGTAACATCAAGATTACATCTACATAAATAATGAAATGGTGGCATAATTACATTAGCACCCGATAAATTTCTTGTACCACGAGGAGCTACCTTGCCAGTTCTACCAGCTAATGACTTTATCTCATTAACAGATCTCCATGGTTGAATTGTTTTTATAGCTGTAGGATTTTTAGCTCCAAGGATATTGTCTAATTGCGATTGTGCTTCAGACACATAGAATTGCTTGCCATCAAGATACTGACATCTTTCACAAGTTCTATGATCCATTGGATTAATAACTTCAATTACCGTATATCCAACCTTTGAGAATTCTCTAAGCTGTGTTGTTGATCTTGCTGAAGTTGCGGCATTAGCTACAAGTCCTTCAAAATACTTTTCATTAGTTCCGTTAAAGCCACCAGGAACTCTAGCTTCTTTAAGGGCCAGCCTAACAACCCTTTCCATTACCTTACCAGCTGCAGTTCTATTTCTTCCAAGTTCTAGGATCTGCCTTTGTGTTGTTTTAGCTATATATGGAGATACATTGTTTTCATAATGTTCACCGATCCAGAATATCTGATGATCGTTTAACACATCCATAGCCCTTGCATCAGCAAGTTCTAAATCTGGTCTAACCGTTATCTCTTGCTTGGTTACAAATGTTCCTGGATCAAATGTCATTGGCTTTTTTCTAACGCCATAGGCACGCTTTCTAGCTGCCATATGTGCCAATTCATATATTCTCTCTGTCTCTTTTGTAAACCTTTTCCTTATAGACTTAGGCCATTCGGCCATAACAGATGCTATTTTCTTTAGCATTCTATCAATTTCTGTATCCGTTATTTCTTCTGATTTGCCTTTCTTTATGATATTAGCTGCTTCTTTAGCTGCATCTATAGATATTGTATCCCATTGTCTATTAATATAAGTATGAAGATTTTTCTCTATCTTAGCTGCCTGAATCAATTCATCGTTGGATACAGCTTTAGCTATTAGATAATCAACAGCCGATATTCTATCAAAGTAATGATCGTTATGTCCACAACTACAGATCATCTTCACCTTTCAGCTCATTAACCCAATCTTCTTCAAGCTGTTTTCTCAATTCAAACAATTCTTCAACGTATTCCTTATATCCTAATCTCTTTAAGGCTGTTACTTGTTGCCCTGGCTCAGAAGCATCAGCCATATTCTTGACAGCTTCAGCCATAGACAAGCTAAATGGAAGATCTGGATTGAACCTTGGATCATCAGCAAATGGCGGTAGCTCTTGTCCAAGAATATCCTGAAGGACCATGTCTGCCCTTCTTGGAGTCATACCGCCGGTTTTTTCAGCTCCAGCCAATATCTTGACAAGCTCTGAATTGTCTGTTGTGTTAGGGCTATTGCTCTTAAATTTATGATAGACAATTCCCATATGCGGAAATAAAATTCTGTTAATCCAGTTATCAAATGAATTTCTCTCAGGAGCAAATACCTGCTCATCAGCTAATCTTCTAGAAGTTTCAGCTGTAGCTCTACTATAATCATCTGCTTTTCCAAGGAATATAGGTGGAAGCCTAAAAGATGAACGAACCTTTTCCCTATTAGCTGCAGAATATTCTTTATACATAGCATCAGTTAGGGTTTCATCTGTTAATGATTTGATATCTACCTTAACCTGTCCTGAATCTTCTCCCTCTTCTCCAAGTGATTCGGCCTCAACCACTAGAACCTTAGATCTGTTGTCGTCTCCTTGTAGCTTTGTGATAAATTCCTGAATTCTGTCAACCGTTTCTTGAGTAAGTTGGCCATTACTTACCATGATAACTTTGCTAGGTATATTGTTATTTGTAAGAGTTATAAAGTTTACTTCAGAAGCTTTTCTATCGCCTTCTATATCTACTATGCACCCCATAAATCTAGGCAACCCATATGAACTTCTAGAAGAATATAGCCTCCAATGCTTAACTTCATTTGCCTTTCTGTCTTCTGGCATTGGGTTTCCATTACCATCCCAATCCTTAATCTTTTCTTCAGAAACCAATTCTCCAGTTTCAGAATCATATGTTCTTGGATCGCCAAATTCCTTGAACCATTTTGTTTTATAGGTTCTTGTTTCAAATTCTCTAATACCAACATATATACTATTTACATAACGCCTAAACCGTTTCCACACTGGTATCTTCTTAATTGTTACGCTTTTATCTTCATTAAGCTGTAGAATTGGGACCTGTACTAAATAAGATTCTCGATCAAGCCTTCCAAGCCTAACCTCATGTGGTCTCATCAATTGGAAATACTGAATTTTACCAGCTGAATCTCTAATAATTTCCCAATATGCATTTCCCGTAGATTCTAGATCGTTTCTGGTAGCTTTCCTAAGATCAACAAAGCAATCTTCCATTCCAGCATATAAGAAAAAGTTCTCTAGCTTAATTCTTTCTAATTCAACCTTCTTCTTTATATCTTCTGGTATTTCTGCGTTATCATTAAGGCGAGAAACAAAATAATGCCCAAAGCCATCAATATTTGTAGCCATAGCATCAAAGCAAGATCTAAGCTCTGTATTTCTTTCTTCGAGAGTAACCAAATAGTATGGATCAATTGGTGGAGACAGAATTTTACCCATCTCTGTAAGTTGAGTAAATGGATCATCTTCTGGAAGCTGTTTTGATTTTCCTGGTTCTGTAGCTGCCTTAAGGACAATAGCTCTAACTTTTCTAACTTTCTTTTTGCTATCCACTATCTGAGTTGCATCTTGCATATTAACCTCTATAATAATCCAAATGATTTACGCTTTTTCTTTTTACCTACTCTTCTTTTTGCTGATCCAATTGCATGATCAAGCGCATCAAAAAAATCCCAATGCTTTTTAGAATTCGGCTGAATAAGAACTAGATTTTCTATTGGCTCATGGTGTACACCTTTTCTAAAATACATTCGCTTATTATCAAAAACAGATCCAGCCAATTTCCATGCTCTAGAAATCTTATCCTTGCTGGTTTGCCTCTTGTAAATTCTAAAATTTGGATGTTTCTCTTTTATGATTTGCCGAAGTGAATCTTGATACTGATTAGATTCTATACCAGCATAAATTGGATCCCACTTGAGATAGAATTCTACAAATTTATCTGGTTGCTTAGTTGGCCTAAGATGTCCAAGATAATAGTCTAATAGATAAACATAGAAATCATCTTTTCTGATATTGCCTCTAATACCCACTACAGCTATAGCAAATTTGTCATTGATTTCTTTTTCAGTTGAAGCAAGATCAACTCCCATGAATACCTTTAGATCATTAGCTTTGGGGAATTCTTTATCTTCTAATTCTATGCAATTATCATACTTGAAGATCTCGCCCTTCATCTCTTCTGTAGAACATTGATATTGACTAGCAAAAATTATTAGTCCTGCATTTTGCCTAATCTCCTTAAATCTAGCAGGCGAAAATTTCTCAGGCCATGGCGAATTTCCCATTTCATCCAATGCTGGAATTACCTGAGTATAATTCTTAAGCTCATTAGCTTCTAGATGACCATATAGATCTTCAAAATGATATCGTGTACCTTGCCTATGAATTTCTCCCCTATGTGGAATGTCTGGATCTGGTTGCTCCATCATGGGAAGGACAGTCTTATAATAATATGTTTTTGTCTTATCTCTCATTACTGATGTTCTAGCATTTTCTTCTGTAATGAGATCATCTATAAAAGCTATATCAAAATGCTTAGAGGTAATTGTACTATCTTCACCAACACAGGTTATAGTTGATTCTTTGGCTACTTGCGTTCTACCAAGAACCATTATCTCAGAATTGTCCCACTTCTCTACCTTTCTAGGATCATAGAATTCACCAAATATCTCTATTAGCCTTTCATTACCTACGAGCTGTGATTTTACCTCTCTAAGAAAGCCTTCAGAATTTGTCTTGCTTTTACTACAGAAAAGCTGTCTAATATTTCTGTTTTTGATAATATGGAATATTGATCTGGTTACTGTGCAAATAGTTGTTTTGCCAGATCCACGAAAAACAAGCTGTAAATTGTCAGGATGCAAAAATTGCCATTGCATCATTTTTAAATGAAATGGCTTTACTGTATAACCAAGAACCTCTTTGGCAAGTATGTCAACCCGATTATTTTCTATAACCTGAGTTCTGATCCAATTATTCATCGCGGTTTTTTGCTGTTGGTATACCAGCTGAAGCTCAGATCTTTCCATTTTATCAAGCTTCTTGGCTACTCCGCGATATAATGGAACTATGTTGGTCTTGCCCATATTAAAAAGCTAGGTAGCAGCCAAAGCCACTACCTAGCACCATGCGAGTTACGGCCTAGTCGAATGCCTCCCAAACAATTAGCTCAGCAGAAGCGTTAAGATCTGCATCAGCACCAATAGTAAACCCGTTAGACAAAGGAGTAATACCATTGGAAGTCACATAAGAGAGATCCGTGGTTCCAGCCCCAGAATCAACGGTTTTTTGCATAGAAGCGTCGGGCATCTCACGATTCCAATATGCCTGAGCATTTCCAGTCAAATTGAATAAGCGTACAAGCCGTGGCCGAAAGCTCAACTTCGTAACATTGATTGCACTGCCAGTGCCATTTACGCTACCTACCATTACTCTATTTTTACCACTTGCCATTTTTCACCTCCTGTGAAAGGCGCTCTTGACAGCTACATGACCAGCAAGAACCAAGTAGCCTGTTTCACCATGAAACTGGAGCGCATTAATTTCATTTTGTTTTTACCTTTTTATTCTTATCCTTAAGTATTGGAACTTTAGGAATTGGCTGATGGATAGGGCCTACATCAAGGGCAGTAATGTCCCTATCGCCATATCGCATCATGGTTTCAGAAAACCCTTTCATTTCACTGGTAAGATATTGAATGATCTCAACCTTACTCATGTTGAAGATCACATCTCCAGGATTGGCTTTAGCTTTATCTTTTTGTTCGATTAGTCCAAACTCTTGCCCAGTTTTGACTATCTTATCGATTATATCCGACTTTGCCCTAACAGCCCCTACATAGCCAGCTATGTTTCTGGCTTTATGCTGCTTGCGACGGCTATACGATTCATCTAAATCATCATCAATCTCATCTTCTACAAGCCCAAAGCTTTTGATGAGATTGTCTAGATCGCTTATGCAACGCTGTTGCTCCAGAACATACTCAACATAGGTATGCTCGGATGGCTTCTTTAGAGCAATATCAACTTCGTGATCTAAGTATTTCTGCTTTAGATCTTCAAATTCCTCGAATGAGATGCCAAATTCAGAAGCTATCTCTTCATCGGAATTCCCCTCTGTAATGAAAGCTCTTAGCTTAGCAAAAGCCGAACGTAGTTCTTTCCCTCGTAATACCAGCGACATAGGAAAAATATGCCACTAGTAGAACTATGTGTCTAGCTTTTGTGTAATTTGATATTGAGATTGTAACTATTGATATTGCTAATGGTCTATTTGTTGCTCATGTTTTGGCAGTGGCTCAAATCCATTTAGCATAACAAAAGTTGTTTTTGCCAAATCTCCCATGCAGTGGATATTTCCGTTCTCATCCCAGCATTCAGGAGATAAAAAATGGCACTTTTCGCATAATCTTCTCTGCTTTTCACTGGTTACTTGCACGACAACCTTCTATCTCTTCAACTTTTTTACCACAATGCTGTAAGTTAAGGCCGATTTCATTAGATTTTTTGCCATCAGGGTTTATGATCATGAGCGTATAGCTACCTGGCACAAAGCCATATTCATCATTCAAGATAAGATCGTCTCTAGTTCTAAAACTAATCATACTAATATCAACCCAATCAATTAGCTTTCTATTGCATTCATCTACAAGATTTCGATCAATTGTTGTATATTTTTTATCCAATTTGTATTTTATCTTTAAAGTAGATCTCCAGTGTATAAACATACCAACTATATATATTTCTATATCTTTATTTATACACCCATCCTTAGGTACAACTTCATACAAAATTGGCTTTGGCAAAATCTGTTCTCTTATTTCTGATTTAGATTCTGTTGGGCTTGTTTCTTTTTCAATATCAACTACAGCTGAATCAATATCAACTGCTTCAATTTGCTTAGAGCTATCTGTTTCTATTACCGTGTAGCTATCAGCTATAGTTTCTTCTGCCATTTCATCTTCAGTTGTGTAGCTCATGTAGCAGCAATTAAGAAATATTAATAAGATTATTGGTTTTTTCATTTTACTCTCCAATTTACAGTATCAATTACATTGACATCACAGTTAATCCAATTTTGCTTTAGCCAGATTTCTGCAAATCCAGCTTCTGTTTCCATCTGTAGTTTGGGCTCAATGCACATTTTCATAGCCACAGACTTTTCTGGGAATGGCGTAGTACTATCTGATACACGAAAAACAATAGTGTCTACAAATTTGCCACGTAGTATATCAACCGATTTTACTTCAAATGATATTTTCATTTGTTTCCTTTCAAGATCCTAACCCTATGCTCATAGCCATAGCCACCAGGAGCTTTTTTGAATTCGGCAAAAGCTATGGTAAATTTATCTGTACAGCGATTGCCACATTGTTCTGCAGATACAGAGCACACTGGGCAATCTAGTAAGTTATCTCCAGCTTCTTGGTATTTGCGAAATAGCTTTTGAAATTCGGTTTCTGTCATTTTTCACACTCCACCCAAAAATCGGTTACTCGCCATTTGGTTATAGCTTTATGACAGTCTATGTCTCTAAACCATACTGCAATTATGGTTACGTCTTTATATTCATAGCCATTTTTCTTAAGCCAAAACTTTACATGTTCGATTGTTGGTTTAACATGTAAGCCAGGATGACAATCGGTATATGGACACGTACTAAAAACTGGAGCTGTATACAAATTGCCAGAGCTATATCCACTGCTTTTTACGACAGGACTATGAGCTGTACGATAACCCTTACACCATACTTGCCCTGAACGGGTAGTAATTTTCTCAAAGTCGTTAGCATTTGCATTAGGCAAATTTGTTAGATCTAACACAGTATTTGCCAAATCGGCTCCTTGCAAATTGGCTCCTTGCAAATCGGCTTCTCGCAAATTGGCATATCGCAAATTGGCATCTTGCAAATCGGCTCCTTGCAAATCGGCATATCGCAAATTGGCTCCTTGCAAATCGGCATATCGCAAATCGGCTCCTCGCAAATTGGCATCTTGCAAATTGGCATATCGCAAATCGGCATATCGCAAATCGGCATCTTGCAAATCGGCATATCGCAAATCGGCTCCTCGCAAATCGGCTCCTTGCAAATCGGCATCTTGCAAATCGGCATATCGCAAATCGGCTTCTCGCAAATCGGCTCCTTGCAAATCGGCTCCTCGAAAATCGGCATATCGCAAATCGGCTCCTTGCAAATCGGCTCCTTGCAAATCGGCAAATGGTTTTATTTCATGTCCGTTTCTTTTCATCTTGTTTCCTTTCAACGGTTTCTATACTTCTGTAAGTGTTTCAATATCCTCAAGATCAGAGATAAGAAAATCAATCATTCTTATCATTTCTGATGGATCTTCCAATTCTGAAACCAATTTCTTAAGATCGTTTGCATACTCTTTAGCTGATTCTATAGATTTGCCAATTTCTCTTGATGCTTTTTCAAGATAAATATCTACATCTCTTAAACTATTCATTGTTTACTCCTTTCAACTATGTAGATAGTGCGATCGGCTACTTTGCCAGTTTTCAAGAATAGCACTTTCCAATATTCTGTTTCTCCCTCATAGATTATATGTAATTTGCGAATAAGCTTAGCTAAGCCTTGAGAATGTCTTCTGGTCAAAGGATCATCATAGATCTCTACTATGTCTCCAGCTTTCATGTCTCACTCTGTCACATCCGTTACGGTTGCTAAGCCCACAGCTTTACGAATGATCTCTTTCATTAGCCGATGTCTTTTTACTCCAGCTTTTTTGGCCTTTTTGTCTAAGGCATTGAATTCTTCAGCTGATAGCCTTATTGATACTGGTCTTGTTTTTGTTTCAGTCTTCACCTTGCATCCTCCATATCTTTTCTTGGATATCATCAAGAACTTCGTCCACAGAATATCCATCAAATAGTTTTTCATTCAATGCCATTACAGCATATATAGCATATCTAGCTTTTTCTTTATCGAAATTGCTTCGATCGTCATAAGTCATGTTCCACACAAAATTGCTTATGAATTCATGTAGGTTCATTAGTTACAATACCTTTCATAGAAAATGATATCTTCTATAGCGTCTAGCACTTCATCTTTAACCAAATGTTGCCAGCTGCCTTCAACCTTGATCACATCAGAAACCGCATAGCCCCATGATTCGCGATCGTAGTTAATTACCTCTCTTGAATTCATGGCATCTACAATTTCTGTAGCTGCCTGTTTAGCCGTTATCATGAAACCTCCATTTTAGCTCTAGATTTAGCTTATGAACTTCTTTATTTGCGCCTAAGTATAGATTAATTCCGGTTCTTACATTAAAGAATTGAACATCTAAGATACGTGCGTTATCACGTTCTCGTATTACCCTATAAACCGGAAGAACCAACTTTGTTCTCAAATCTTCTGCAAAGCAGAAATAGTCGTCTTTCTTAAGGTCAAATAGCTTCATTTCTCATTCCTTTCTTCCTACATGGAATTGTTTGTCCCACAGTGGTGTAGACTCGTGGCAATTTATGCTCTGGAGCGGGTGGAGGACAGCAATTAAGATGTGACTCTCTAGCTCCTTCTGGAACCAGGACGATAGCTTTTAGCTGCTCTGGTCTGGTTGATCTATCTTCTGGTTCAAATACTTCTAGAATTTCATAGACACGCTCAGGAAGTATCCTTGGTATTTGCATCATATCCAGCCAGAATCTATCTTCTTTTTGCATTTTTGGCTCCTTATGGCTAATCTCTATGTCTAGGCCCGTCGCATATAGCAGCGGGCTAAGAGCTAGGATTAGCTAGCACACAGCAAGTAAGCTACCATGCAAGTTCCAACGCCAGAAGCATCGCAATCATCAAAAGCTTTTCGGATATTGACCACTACTTTATCGCGATCTTGCGGCCATACAACCTTTTCAATCCAGCTACAGATATCAGCCCATGTCCACCAACCATTATAAGGGTGTTGAGCCTTAATGCATACTGCTTTAGCAGGATAGATACCAAGGTGAGATGGTACATCTCTTGATGGATCGTGTACGCAATGTGCAATTTCCGTATCTGTTTGGTAATATGTAAAGTCTGCCATCTTATTTCCTTTCGTTGTTGCCATAATTATATTGTAGCACTATTAGGATACTATGCAATACTATTTTGATCTTTTTTGAAATTTTTCTATGCGCTTCTCGTGATTCCCAATTCCTGGATTGTTTGCTATTGGCAACTCCATTGTATGCATATCCCTACCGGCAAATCGATATTTGTTGATCGTTTCTTGGCTATAGCCCATTTCCTTCATCTGTCGTAGCAATCTAGCTCTTTCTTTCTTAGCTCCCTTGCCAGGTTCAAATTTTGAATTCAGGACATCCATCTGCTGAACTGGAGTTAATTTGCTTCTAGCTTCAGCCCTAGCTTCAGCTTCAACCTTTTTCATCTCTCTGTAAGCCTGTAGGATACCACCGTTTTTGTTATTTCTGACAGCCAATTTCTTAATTTCTTCAGTTATTTGCATTTCAAAATCTCCTGTAGCTTTGGCGAAGAAAATTGCACATTGCTCTCAAATGTAGCGTTTCTAAGCCACTGCCTAAAAGGAATGTAGTTATCTCGTCTTTCCCTCGGTTTGCCCTTCTCAACTCGTTTTGTGAAAAGGAATTTGTGCATTCTTCTTGCTTGCTTCATTGTTAATGTCATTGTCCTACCTTTCGTATAATTTGCGATATCGATCTAGCAAAATTGTAATACCCTCTCTATACAATGATGCCATAGGCTTATTAGTTTTACGAGAGATTTCTTGCAAATCAAGATATTTGTCATATTGTAAGAAAAACCCCACTCGTTTTTTTGTGGGCCAATTACTTTTTTCTTCAACAATCTTGAGTATTGGCTTAAATTTCTTGTAATTATTGACTACCCATATACTTGGATCTATCCATTTATCGCCTACCTGTCTTACTTCTTTTGCATACGGTAACAAGTAGGTAAACAAATAGATTGCTACGCCATGAGCAAATGGAATTCCAAAATGCTTCCAGCGTTCCTTGTATCCATAACATTTATCCGCATGAGCCGAAACCAATCTATCATTATATTCAACTCCAACCAATTTGCAGAAAGCTTCAAGGTTGCTTTCTAGCCAGTCGTAATGATTTCTATGGCCCTTACCCATTAATTACTCCTATTGGCTATGGCCTTGGTATATATGCGCCTGGTAATTCTTGCAGCTTTTCTAAGCCTTTTAGCTACTTGCACATACATCCTTCTAGCCCTAATTGATTTTGTTGTAACTGCAGATTTGCGCTCATTCTCTCTTGCTCTACAAATATAAAGATTGCTCTCTCCTTCTAGCCAGTTAAGAAATTCTTCTGGCGTTCTAATGCCACTCATGTAAGCAGAGTGTAAGCTATCTAGTAGTTGCCTGATTTCATTTTTAGAGAGTTTCAACTGTGTTTCCTTTGTCATATTATATTGTAGCATTATGGTGTGACTTTGCAAGACTATTTTATTCTAAACCAGAAATGAGTTTGTAGCCCATAAGCTGTATTGAAATTAGCTACAGCATTCTTGTAGCCTTTTGACGAAAACTGCAAACCAGTAAAAGCTTTTTGGCTATGGGTTGGAGCTGCTTCCAAAGGCTCTAGGATCCATTCCTTAACCAAATAGCGAATTACCTGCTCTGTTGTGTAGCTATCAACAAAGCATCTTCCATGATACCAATCCAAAACTAGATTATGGATTTCTGAGCCGTCAAGAGTATCATCAATTACCGACATATCAAATTCTATAGACTTGAAGAACCAGTCTATATCTTCGATTTCAACTAGTACTACTGTTTCATCAGCTTCTAATGTGCTATATCCTGGATCGCCAAATAGGTTTCTACATTCATAGCTATTATCATGCAAGCCAAGAAATACATATACGGGTATACAATTTATTGCTGATTCAAATATATCTTCTTCCAAAACATATAATTGTCCTCGATATAGATTTTTTGCCGTTTTTCTATCTAATGCTTTCATCTTTTTATCCTTTCATTTTCAGATATTAGCGGTTATTGCTAACTTTTGTAATCATAATTGCACACTAAACTAAATTGGTTTATCATGCAGAATTTACTTTTTGTGTGGCACAAGAAATTGGTTGCCAACTCCACAGTGATCGCAACCTTCATCATAAGAGTCTGGCTGTATTGTGCCACACTTAGTACATATCCACCAATATTCTTCTGGCCTTGTTACCTTAGCAATTTCGGCTTTTCTTTTTTCTTCAAGTTCTTTAAGTCTTTTCAGCCTAGTAGCTTCATCTAATAACACTAGCTCAAGACTATCGTTCTGTAGTGGACAAGTGTCTATTGTAAAATCATCTTTCCAATGTGTATTTGGATGACCACAATGTTCACCATAGTCATAATCATGATAAAATAGCGGACAATTCTCACAATCTAAAACTTCAAATTTCATTTTATTTTCTCCTAATAATTTGGACATCCGACATTATGCCAAACAGCTGTTTCGATAGAATTCTCAGATGTTCCATCCCACAGCTCAGGTAAATCATGATCTCCATCAGAATCATCCAACATACACTTAGCTAAAAAATGCTCTAATTCGTGAGTAGCGGTTTTAGCTCTCATACATGCTGGCGCATTATTTAGTGCATCAAAGTAGCCAGAATTTGTATGAGCGCACCCGCCGAAATCTCCTGGTCCACCACAGCTATCGATCTTGCTTACACCTACTTCTTTAACAGTCCAAATATTACTACAAGAATCAGGCAATAAGCCAAACCTACTTTCCCATTCATCAACCGTAGCTATTCTAACTTCTTCGAGATCGTAGCTGTATAACTTTGAGCCACAGGCAGATAGCAGAAGCAGGATTGATAGTAGGTATTTCATGTTTCCCTTGCCATAATTATATTGTAGCACTATCTAGCTACTATGCAAGAACTAATTGCGATTAGATATAGAATTTTTTGCTCTAGCTTGTAGCTATAACTTATATTTTTGGGTTTAACCATAAAAGAGCTATATGAAACACCCAAGAAATCGCAACCCATAATATCGATAACCAAATTGGAGCCAAGATATAACTCCAGCCAATCGTGGTTTGATCAAAAACTCTCAATGCTATAATAGTTGTTTGCACACCAGCTAAACAGCCGATTAGTATATTTTTAATAGTATTTTCCTCCTGTTATTTTGCTATTAGGTTTCTACTATTAGCTCTAGCATGTAGCTATTTGCCTACATCTGTTTATTGCCAATTTCTATCAGCCGTTGCTTTCTACTAAATTATGCCAATTGTAAATTTAGTTTCTTAGCGTGTTGTGTGCCGTAAGTATCAAAGCCATCTGCCATATCCAGGTAGCTCATGTAACCATCATAATATGCCCTATCTTGCAAGGTACTGCGAGATAGATTTCTAGCTTGTGTGCGAAGATATGAGAGAGAAATTTGCTTTTCGTCTTGATCTTTATTGTCTTGCCATCCCCGAGTAAATAACGGATTGTATATTTCTGATTCCAGTGTCCTATTTCTTCTTTTAGCCATTGTGTTTCTCCTTGTTGCGTCCATAATTAATAGTAGCACTCTTTAGCTACAGTGCAAGGAGAAAGAGATAATTTATAAAAAAAATTATAACATTAAATTAGCTAATAATAACAATTCTTGATAAACAGACCATAACCCTTCACAGTGGTATTCCTCAAACGCTTTGTCGAAAGCCTGATTAGCTTTTGGGTGATCGCTTAAACCAACAGCATTAATAACATCTTGCTCAAATTCTTTTATCCTACTCGGCATATCATCATGTATAAGATAATAGCCGTTTCTTATTTTCTTTTCAAATTGTGTTGCTTTCATTATATTATTTCCCTTTTGCTTTGGCATGTAGCTATTTGCCTACATCTGTATCTTCAGCAAATTTGCCGTAGCTTCAGCGTGGGTCAGACAAACACTAAAATTTCACGCTCGCTCCAATTCTAAGGCTAGTGGGGGGTGCTCTCCCCAGCTACCTATGCTACCTGGCTAATATGCCAATAGCCAAGGCTCAAGGCAAGAAGCAAGGGCTAGCTATTAGCCAACAGCCAATGGCTACTAGCTTCTTCAGCCTTAAGAACCTTGGCATCAATACCATCAGCCACAAATCTAGCTACAGCTTCACTGGCTAGCGCTTTATTGCCATAGACATAGTAAGAAGCGGTAGATTCAGATATGGGCAATCTCACTACTCTGCCATCAGCTACAGCTTTAGTCCAGTTTCTCTTTCTATGTAGCTTTTTCTTGTTTTTCTGTTTTGCTCTCCATTTCATTGTTCTTTTCCTTTCTACTTCTTTGGGTATGGCTTACATGCTCTAGCTGCAGCCATCACTACTGGCTTCCATTGTGTCCACCATGCTAATGCTCTTCGATCCATTTGATTAATTTCTTCATCTGTAAACTTCTTCCACTCTTTGGCTGTATGATACTCGCAGCCCATCCTGATATTGTCCCTTTGTATATGAGCTATTGACCATATACATTGCATCACAAAATCAGTTTCAGGCAAATTAGCTCCTCGCAAATCGGCTCCTCGCAAATTAGCTCTATACAAATTAGCTCCTTGCAAATTAGCTCCTCGCAAATTAGCTCCTCGCAAATTAGCTCCTCGCAAATCGGCTCCATACAAATCGGCTCCATACAAATCGGCTCCTTGCAAATTAGCTCCTCGCAAATCGGCTCCTTGCAAATTAGCTCCATACAAATTGGCTCCATACAAATTGGCTTCTCGCAAATTAGCTCCTCGCAAATTAGCTCCATACAAATTGGCTTCTCGCAAATTAGCTCCTCGCAAATTAGCTCCATACAAATCGGCTCCATACAAATCGGCTTCTCGCAAATTAGCTTCTTGTAAATCAGCTTCTTGTAAATCGGCTTTTTGCAAATTGGCTTTATGCAAATTGGCTTTATGCAAATTGGCTTTTTGCAAATTGGCAAATGGTTTTATTTTGTATCCATTAACTTCCATCTTACTTTCCTTTCTGGCTATTTGCAAAGCTTTACACCCCTAAGATCTGCTTTCACAAGGGGTCCATCATACAATATAGACCTAAGTCTTGCTTCTGCTTCTGCATTTTGTCTTTTAGCTCTTTTCACATCAGCTAAAACAAATCTGGCTATTTCAAGAGTGTTATATTTCATGTTTTTTCCTTTCGTTGCCTATTATGCTATAGTTGTCTGCTGTAGGCAAATGCTAAATTCTAGCAATAACCCCAATCCTTTAGCCATTGCTTCCAAGGGTGATTTACACCTTCATCTAGATCTCTTTCAAGTAATTTGGCTTGTTGCTCTCCATCTTCAATTATTACTATACGCTGATTTGCTGTATTAAGTGTACATGTGGCAGCTACCCGACAAGTATGAGCCCTAATTAGATCTGCAGCTTGAAAACGATTTTTGGCTTTTTTAATTCTATCTCTGTACCCAATTTTGTTCTTCATTTACTTTCCTTTCTATAGGTATTAGCATATTTGCAAATGATTCCCCACTTGTCATTAGCAATTTGATCCATCACCCATTTTTCTTCCATGACCAATTCATAGATTTCCTTAGATAATTTGACATTATCTTCTATTTTGTAAGCAACATGAAATAGCTCATGCAACAATTTGTTTAATTTTTGCCTTCTTTCAAGTGGTGTCATTGTCTTTCCCTTTGTTGTCGCTCTTGCCATACTTTATAGTAGCACAATCTAGCTACTATGCAAGGGCCAATTTGATCTTTTTACTATTCAGGCTACAGCTACCTGGCTAATACCCAAGGGATCCAGATAGGAGATAATACCCACCACCAGGACCAATCAATAACATCGACTAGCTTCAGCGTAATAAACACTATAGCTAGCGCTCCAGCTAACCCTATACCGCCACTTGAATTGTTGTTACTCATTGTTCTTTTCCTTTCGTTGTCTATTATGCTATAGTTGTCTGCTGTAGGCAACTGGTTAATCAATTAAATACCTTAACTCAGAAAGAAGAGAATCTAGTGTTTTATGGCTCTTTACTCTTTTGCTCCATAGATCTTCATCTGTTCTAATTTTCTCAAGAGTGTAAATTGCGGATTTCAGACCTTCTTCGAGCCTAGCTGTTCTTGTCTTTAGCTCATAGTACTTATCTTCCCATTTGATTTTATCCAT